ATAGCAGCAGTGCTGAAGGATTTGAAGACCAATACCAATAAGAAAGACATCGCCAGAAAACATGGAATACCCCATTTCTCGGTGATTCACATTTGGAGAAGCACATGTGCAAAATGAAGGGCTGTGACGAGGAGTCACACTTCTTGTACCTAGACGTATGTAAGGCTTGTTATTCCGGCCTTAGCTATTGGAAGGGCAGAAGCCAGGCCGACAAGCGCAGGCGACTAACCCAACTCAAGCGCCTTAATGGCAGGATGGAACACATGATCGACCATCCACGCAATGTACCTAAGAAGAGGAAACGATAATGTTTGACATCCAAATAAAAGAGGTAAGCTTCAAGCAGCTGAATGACATCCTCAGCGCGTTACCCAAGCAGACGTGGATCTGTGTCACACCCCGTGATACTGGTGGAACGTCCTGGAAGCAACAGGGAAAGCAAGTCGCTAATGGCAGTGGTAATCTCAGCCTCACCGGCAAGAGCGCACAACAGGGCAGCATGAGAGAAGCGGTCCTCACTACCTTCGAGAAACTGGAGAAGAAGCATGGTATCGGTAATGTCTCTCGTGTCCAACTCAGGGAAGACTGCACCAAGAAAGATCTCGACTCTCAGATCATCTATCAGTTGATCAGGGATGGCTATCTGGAGGAACGCAAATGAGAGTACTCATTACCGGGTCACGGAATTGGACCGGCCAGCGACAGACCAGGGAGATGCTCGCGAGGTTGATGCAACTACCAGTCAGTACGTTCATTGCGCATGGCGGCTGTAAAGGCGCGGACATGATGGCTGACCAGATCGCCAGGCTCCTCGAATATACCATCAAAGCCTATCCCGTTTCTCACGAAGAGTGGAGAGCCCAGGGAAAGCGAGCAGGTATCGACCGCAACGAGTTTATGCTGAACGACTTTAAGCCTGATCGCATCTTGGCGTTTCACGAAGACTTAAAGAACAGCGTGGGAACTGCTGACATGATCAAGCGGGCTACCAAGCGGAAGATCGAATGGGAGTTGATCAAATGACCCGGTTCAGGATCACCATTGACAGCGTGGATCCTCCAGAGGGTTACAATGAATACACCGTTGAGTACAAAGACTTCGAAGACAGCTACATCGAAGAGACGGACACGACAATCACAGCCAGGGAGTGGGCAGAAGATTATGCCTACAACAAAGCCGACAAGGCACAATTCAAAGTGGAGGAGATATGAGCAGATCCTACGAATACGCCACAGTCATACAGCGAAAGATCGAAGGACATCTCAAGTCCCTCGGCTTTAATGTGAAGCAGCCAAAGACTCAAATGTCGATTGAGCACAAGATCCAAGTTCTCAATTACATCCGGACTATCGAGACCTCTTTGGATGTGGTGCATCATGCGGTAGCGGACACTACAATAGAAAAACCTAAAGGAGAATAACAATGGAGATCTTTCAATGGATAATCATAGTCATACTAATAGCTCTCGTCTTCGGCCAGATGAACCAGACCAGGGATCTGTGGGAACGTCTTCTAGATCTAGAGGACCTATTCGAGAGGAGGGACGAACTGTGACCGGCATCATTCACTACATCCCAGCCACCGGACCTATCATCACCGAGAAGGCGACTGTCGCACCATCCCTCGAAGACATGCAGAAATATGTGGATGGCTTTGTCGAAGTGGTGCACATCCTTTTCAAGGACAAGAAGATGCAGATGATCGTCAACGAAGAGGGGTTGATCCGTCAGCTACCTTTTAATTGGCGAGCTACGATTGCCTATGGAGCGGCTAGTATCACGCAGCGTGGAGAGTTTCCCCGTTCGCCTATCCTGGGCAATGCTGTTATATTCGAAGATCTTTATTGGGAGTAGCACATGAAGCAGAGAATGGTCGCAGGGTATAACCTGCAGCAAGAGGGCGTGATCGCGAAGGGAGAACCTATCAGGGTGGGCGTGAAGATACCCGAAGCAGCGACTCCGCTGTGCATGAGGATTGATCCTCAGGGTAACTTCATTCTGTTTTGCGAAGTGTGGAGCCATCCTGAAGGAACTAAGGTGCGATTCCGTGACATCGAGTTCGCTGTGGTGGCGCCAGGAGGAACGATACCCGCAGGCAGTTGGAACTGGTATGAGACGCTGAGTGCTGGCGTGCAGATCTTTCACGTCTATCTTAAGGGCAAGTTCGAGGCCAAGGTGGTTCAATGAACGAAGATCATAGGAACCCCGACAAGATGAGTCACCAGGAATGCAGAAACGAAGTGAAAGCTCTGCGGCTGGTCGTGAAGCGTCTCCAGGAAGAGAAGAAGATGGCCTATAGCCAGGGATGGCACGCATGTGGCAATGCCGTTACAAAGGAGATTAAGAGTCATGGCAAATGATATAGGAGAGAGCAATCAGCGGGAGAATGAGTTCTTTCAACGGCACCAGGATGAACCCAACGTCTCAGGACCAGACGACAACGATGTGTTTGGGTCACTGTATTTCACGCCAGAACCCATCCAATACGTCTTCAACGATGAGAGTGGAGAGATCGGCAAGTTCTGGTTCGATAAAGATAGGAAAGAGTGGCGCTTCGAAGGACAGAAGGCGAAATCAGCAATGGAGTTTGTCGCCTGGTGCCTCACCACATTTCGCCAACAACTAAGAGAGGAGTACGGACTCACTGCCATACAGAAATTAGTCGATGAACAGGCTGAAGACGAAGGGCTGTGGTTCATTGCGGAGACTGCACCAGAGGGATATCTCCAGGCCGAGCTCAGAAAATTGCATCAACTTATTGAAGGAGATCGAAAGTGAAAGCACAAGATAAGATAACAGTGGACACCTCCAGGGATCATGCAACTGATCGCATGCACGTCAAGATCCACGGCAAAGTCGATGGATGGATGAACCGGCAAGACGGTCATAAGCTCGATGACATTCTCAACAACAACGCGCTCAACTACGAGGAGAAGATTAAGTCGATCAAGGAGCTAGTCAATGAGCGTTGAGAATCCCATTCCCGACTACAGTGACGTGGTGAAAGACGTTGAGTATGTCGGCCTGGCGTGGATACCGACTGTGTTGCTCCGCTTTGTTGAGCGAGAAGAGGAGACGTTCATTGATCCACACCATGCTAAGTCCGAGGTGACGCGCATTCTGCAGCAGATGTGGGAGACACACGTTATGAATCAGAGCGGACAGCCACACGAGATTTACAATCCGTCTCTCACACAGTGGCGTGACATTCCGGTTGAGGAGGCGGTGATCAAAACTTGACCACTTTACCCGAGTCACACTTGAAGAGTCATTTCACATAATGCCAACCACAACTCATTGATTATAAAGCACATTTCATTACTTGATTTAGTCTTCTATAATAGGGGTACCAAACCCGGAGGAATTGACCATGCCACGCAAGTACGCTTCAATCGCTGACTACTGTTCAGCCAACCCGATACCGACTCACCATCAGAAAGCAGGTGAGAAGGTGGCGAGTCGTCAAGGCGTTCTATCAGTGGGGTGGGCTTGGAAACCGGATGCGGAAACCAAACGCGCCTTAAGTCGATCTGCACGAAAGTTCAGAAAGGCGAAAGCCGCAAAACTCAACGAAGAAAATGGAGTACGTGAAATGGCTACTAACAAATCAGTATCGAAGAAAACGGCAACGAAGAAAGTCTCAAAGAAAGTTGCAAAGAAAGTCGTATCGAAGAAAGGCGCCGCTAAGAAGGTCGCGGTGAAGAAGGAATCAAACCTGCTACCACTGAAGAAGATCTGTCAGGAACTGAAGATTGACCCGAAGATGGCGCGTCGTAAGCTGCGAGCTGAAGGCGTTAAGAGCCACGACCAAAAAGCACGATGGGAATTCACCGTAGCACAGGCGAAGAAGATTAAGGAAATCCTCGCGGCCTAATCGAATAGCGGAGGGGGAGGAAACTCCCCTTTCTGCTTTCTCACACTCTCACATGGAGCGCACCATGAAACCAACGATAGAAAGAGATCCATACTTAACGCCTCACGTCCTGAGGGCCTGCCGTGCCTGTGATCGTTTGATGAACGATTCGATGGCCGACATCTCGATGTGCCACGAAGCAGACCGTTCTTACGACGGTGGCGAGTGGTCAGACCCGGCTTACGATAAGATCTACGAGAACCTCGAGACCGGCATCATCAGAATGGTGGCTGAACGGTTCGACATACCGGACGAGCAACTCAGCACGCTGTGGATGTACACCTACCCGTATGACCAGGACTCCTGCTGGCAGTATGCCGTGGGCCATCGTCCTTTCTCTATGCCTTATCACGGCGACAAAATAGGAGACCTGACATGAGTCACCACACAATCTTGGAACACGCCCTACGGCAGTACTACCTAAAGGACAAGCGGAGAGGCCGCGCCTTGAAGGAAGCCGTGCAGAATCCTTCCACGTTGAAGGGGGAGCTGTTGAACCTGCTCACCTATCAACCTGAGCTGTTCGATTCCTGCATCACCATTCACATGGAGAAGTTGAAGTTTCTCCTCGGACTGGAGGAAGGCGAATGAGCACCTTCAAATGTAACAACTGTTCGGCTCATGCTATGCCAGAGGAAGACGTGACGGTCTGCGTATTCCATCAGACGCTCGAGGAGCCAGCGGAGTATGACACCCGTTGTCCCGAGTGCAACAGCGATGACGTGGAGGAAGAATCTGCCTTCTACTGTCGCGGTTGCGGAGACGTTCAAGTCGGAGACGAGGACGAGTACTGCACCGAGTGTCATACCTGTATGCTGGAAGACCGAGCAGACGGTCTCAGAGATGAACGAATGATGGAGGGATACTAATGGACGGTCACCAATTCAGAAAAGAGACGGGACATCCTGCGCCTTCAGTTTATGTGGCAGTGATCAATGATTCAACTGGTCAATGGGATAGATATGAAGTCACATTCTATGGTAAGCGAATTGGAGAAGTTTTCTGCGATCAACCCGAGAATCTCGGAGATCGCTATGGCGCCGCTCGCAAAATGGCTTTTGATTTAGTTGCAAAGACAGTGAGGGAGAATTACTAATGGACGACCACAAGAAGATCCTGTCGCGGGTTCAGAAGATGTTGAACCTTGCGAACAACGCAGGAGCAACCGAAGGCGAGCGCGACAACGCCATGAGAATGGCACACGCGACTCTCGCTAAGTACAACCTGGACCTAGCAGACCTCGAGTCGGCCAACACCGAAGCAAAGCGGGAGTCATCAGGCGAGCCACGTGAAGAGCACACCACGCACTTCTACGGTAGGCCCTGGGCTCGCAACGTTTGTATGAACGTGGGACGCCTGTTCTTCTGCCACTACATTTACATGTCACACAAGAAGGCGACTAACGTCAAGCACTACTTCATTGGCCGGCACTCGAATGCGATCACTGCCGCGCTGATGGCTGAGTTCATCGTCAAGTCGATCATTAAGGAGGGCAATCGGCAGAAGCGCGACGAGATGGAAGGGAACTCCTGGCTGAGGACGTTCTGTTGGGGCGCAGCTAACCGCATCAAGGAACGGGTGGAGGAACTCATTGCTGGAACGGATGAGTCGCAGAAGGCAGCTGAGCCGGGCACAGGGCTAGTCCTGGCATCCTACTACAATACGGAGCGCGAGAAGAACGCTGTCATGCTACGCCAGCTGCATCCTGCGTTGCGAACAGGACGAGGCGGCAAAGGTCACCAGGGTGGAGACGCCTACTCGCGTGGCAAGCAGTATGGAGGGCGTGTATCGTTGAACACGCAAATCCAATGAGAGTTCTAGAAGAGTTCTTCTGGTGGACTATCCGCATCGGCCTTATCATCTGGCTTCTGGGGTGGCTGCTATGAGACGTCAAGTCGTTTACTTACTCGGAGTTTTCATCGTGCTGTGTCTTATGATCCAGTGCGTTGCCAACGCCGCTTTTCAACTGGAGGAAATACCAATGGCTAAGAAAGAGATCGGAACCAACATCAAATACGAAGTAGTGAAAGGCAACAAGCTCGTGATCGAGATTGACCTCAACCAGGAGTTTGGGTTGTCGAAGTCAGAGAAGACCGTGCGCATCGCCAGTACCGAAGGCAACAAGAAGATGGCTGGCGAGAAGGATATGTCGTTCACTCTCGGATTGAACTGCTACAAGTATCCCGAGTAGTTACTGACTGTCTGCGCTGACAGTTAGGGAGAAGGCTCGCTTCGTGCGAGCTTTCTTTTGTGTGGAGTTATCGTTTGGCCCAGTAGCAGGTAGTACCGTCATCGAGTTCGCTCTGTCCAATCAGACCGATGACTAACAGCTGTTCGAGTATGTCTTCGATCTCACGTGAATTCAGTGAGCGGCATTTCATAGTCAGAACGGACTTGGGCACCATGCCCTTCTCGAGGTAGGACCTCTGTTTGGCGCGAGTCTTCTTCGAGATGAGAGCCTTCGGGTTGCGGATGATCGACTCCACTTTCTTGGAGTACTTCTCGCGGAAGGATCCGCTAGTGAGTTCTTCGATACGGACTAACCAGGATTCGATAGACCAGGTAGTCAGCTGTATAGCCCACGAGGCGATCTCAGGCGTGATCTTAGGCCTTTTCGCGTCTATCCCTACCGCTACTATACCCGCAGCAATCAGCGCGTTCTGGTTCGCTCGTCCCCATACCGAGTTAGCGTCATCCCCCTTGAGTTTCTGACGTGCCGCCTCAGCGAAGTCATCGAACATCGTGAAGGCTTCCACGTTAGAGAACCGGATGACTGTGCGGCCACCTCGAGGCTCGTGGGACTTGATCGCCTTAGCAGTTCGCTTGATCGCAGCTGGGAAGATCCGTTCTCGTCGTTGGTTGCGCCGAGGAGTATCATCTCCCGCATCGAACAGCATGAACCGATTGATGAACCCGGTAGCGATGTCGGCAGTTGATATGGCCTCCACGAGCGCCGCAGGTTGGGCCGTGGCGAAGAGCGTGAGAAAGGGGTTGTTCAATGCGGGTATCGGGTTCTTACGTCCTGGTTGCCCCGGTACGAGCTGATTGGCTTGGCCATATAGCGATATAAGGTGCGACAGAATTTGGAAGTCCTGGCTTCCGGTACTGCGTGCAGACTGCAGATGTCGAGCCGCTTCATCCCACAACCAGCACGCCATGTTCGGCGCCTCAGAAAGTTCATCCATCAGCGCGTGGTACGATTGGAAACCTTGGTAGAGGTGTTGATCTAATCCAATCTGTGTAGCGAACTCAAATACTCGATGAAGCGTTGAACCTTTACCCGCAGCAGTCGGAGCCAGTAACATGAAGTAGGGCTGCAGTGGTGTATGCCAGTTGTCCACTTCATAATGATTGCAGGAGACGAGAGCGGTACACATAAGACCAACGGCTAGATCAAACGATGGTTGAGCCAGATATGTTTGTTGAGCCGACCATTTGACCAACTCGCCTACGAGTCCAGGAACCTTGCCTAACTCGATGTCGAACTTCGGAACACGTCCAACAGAAGTATAGGCGTTCATCTCTTCCATCTTCGGCGCAGGTTCAGCGTGATCTTTATTCTCGAGCCAGGTACGCATCAGTTGGATCTCTTTCGGGTTGATCCATTCCTTCAGCGTCTTCCATCCCATGATGCGATGGCCCTGCTTGTGATGTTCGATGGTGTTCTCAATCGTGCGGAAGCGCTGCTTAAGATCGTCATCCATGTGACGTGCCGCATTCACGATAGCTCGTGCGAATCGTCGTGCTTCTTCTGGCTCCCACTTCGACCAGAGTAAGGCGCCAGTCAGAGCGTGAACGTAGTCATGACGTGAACCGCCTTCAGGATAATTGCGAAGGAAGAGAGTACCAGCGGCTATCTCGTTCAGATACTTCACCAACTTCAGACGTGGAACTGCCGTGAAGCTATCGTCATTGCGATCATCAGTAATGTATCGCTCGTTGTCAGGATGAATTGAAGGCGGCAGTACTGTCTGAGATCCAGTAGACCGGAGCTCAACGATGGCTCGCTTCTTATCGTCCATCCACTTGTGCGTCTTCGCTCCCTTACAATAATAAAGGAAATGAGTTTGTGGACGTGATTGCCGGCCATATGTAAAAGTCGTAGGCAGCAGATGAGTAGCCAGGTCAGCGGCATCTTCATCATCAAGATCAACATCGACTATCCAACCACTAGGACTTCCCCATAGTCCGCCGATATTATCGCCAGGCTTGAAATAGTCTCCGACATTGGCTTCTGTAACTCGTACTTTCTGCCACGAGGATCCACGCGGCTTTTTCTGGCCAGGCCATAGAGGTACGGTTCTAATGCCAAGCTCTAACCATTCCGTGGCAATCTTCTCGCTGTTGAGCGAGCCGTTCAATTTCTTATTCGACATTTGGTTTTCTTCCGCGCCTGACCTCGTGTTGTTTGACCGCTGCTTTGATTCGACTAAGAGCCTCATCATCCAGCAGAACCAGTGTTCCAATCTTATGAATAGGAACTTGAAGAATCCTCAACATCCTACTCAACCTCTGCTTACGAATGTCGAGTCTCTCTGCCGCTTCTGCCAGCGTAAAATAAGGAAAGTGTTTTTGCGGCACAACATTGTACTCGTCGTCACCGTAAAACACCTGTGAATTTTGGATTTTCAATTGTGAAACCTTCGATTTATAATGGACGGATCTCGCAATATAAACCACTTTGCGAAAACATGGAAATTCTGGGAGAAAATAAAAAAATGTTAGTGATACTCGAAGGCGCAGATGGCTCTGGTAAGACATCTCTGGCCACAAGAATAAGAAAGGACATTGACGAGTACCTGCTTCTCTTAAGATCCAATGGTCCTCCCCATACTCTCGGACAGTTAGCTAATGTTATTGGAACTCTAACCACTCTCCGAGATTCATCTTTACCAATCATCACAGACAGAAACCCTGTTCTATCAGAATACGTCTACGGGCCTATCATCCGTGGCAAGTGTATGCATGCCTTGTCAATAGAGCAGCTAGCCCGTTGGTTCAAAGATACAATGATCATTCATTGCCGACCTAACTATCAAGCTCTGGCTGCCGGGGTTAGAAGGGAAGTGCAGATGGATGGAGTCGTTCTGAACCATCGACAAATTATCAAGGCCTATGACGATCTTATGGGCTCTCTCGAAAAGGAAGGCGTTTACATCAAACGCTATGACTACACCGGACCACCTCAGCTGGTTCTGGATTCAATCAAGGCATTCATCCGAAAGGGGACACCGCAATGAGTACTGATAGAACTACGTTTGAAAGATACTTCAAAGATTCCGAAACTGTTGACATCGCTCAGATGCACGACAAATTCTGGAGTAACGTCAAGTTGAAACCCTCTGTGTGTGACAAAGCTACGTTGCTGGCTCGAGCTGATTTTCTTCAGGAGGAACTTGATGAATTCAGAAGGGCTGTTGAGAATGGAGACTATCTCGAACAGATAGACGCCTTGGTTGATCTGGTAGTCGTGGCGAAAGGAACGGCTGTGATGATGGGCCTTCGTTGGAAATGGCATTGGGATGAAGTTCATCGAGCGAATCTGATGAAGGAAGTAGGCGCCAACAAGAAGCGACCTGACATGCCCTTCGACTTGGTGAAACCTAAAGGATGGATTGGACCGAATCATCTTGTGATTCTCGACAAGTACAGTGGCTACCTGTGAGTTACTGGCCACAAGGATTGATCAAAGCGTGCATCGAGAAGGAAGCGTTTCTTTATTCTGGTGTGAGGAAGATTGTTCAAGATATCACTTGGACGATTCCCGAGTTACCGGATCTCAGTTATGAGGACCTTGGCTATGGAAATAACAAATTCAAACAGCTTCAGCGGAATTATATTGATCCTGACGAACTTGAGAGAGTTCGAGTATTACTCGATCACCGTGCGGGACAATCGTTCACTTCGGTTGCGATGTCTTTACGAGGAGCCAAAAAAGATAAGAGGAGTATGGGTCACTGTATGCAGTCCCTCATCATCTCCTGGAAGAAAGATATGGAGACGGTTGAAGTCCAGTATCGGTCTACAGAAGTCATTCAAAAGTTCGGAGCTGATCTCGTCTTTCTCAAATACATCTTGGACGAACTTGATCTCAGTCCAGACTTATTCCGATTTCGATTTGCGAATGCTTACCTCTCAGGAGTTTTCTTCCCAACTCTCTGTGCACATTGGGATCCTGTTGAGTTCCTCGACTATCTTTGGGAGCATGATAAAAAGCTGTTCACCGGAGGAACTAGATTTTTTCTGCGGTCTGCTTATAGGGAGGATCAGCACTTCCCTTTCTCCCCAGAGAATGTTCAACACAAGTTCGCGTGGGCTAATCTCGACATGAAGAGAATAAAGAAGTATTTGGAGAAGAAACATTTGAAATTCGGTAAACCGTTGCCGAAGATTCATTATAATAGTAAAGAGGACTACACGCCGAGGAGCAAGCGCAAGTGAAAATGTACGCTAGATTCAGAGATGCCATCAACGACGTTGGCAGATCGCTAGTGCGAGTCGGTTATGTTGTCGATGGAAAGCGTTGGCAGAGCATTGACGTCTCGGACAAACCCGAGATGAAGATGCGCGAATTATTCAACACCTCATTCACGGTGCAACTAAATGATGAAGACCACAATTCCTATCAGGAAGATATACAACCGAATCTTCCTTGGGCAGACGATCACTTCGAAGAACGAGTTGGCGGACTCCCTCTCAACCCTGGCGTTCAATGGCGAAATTGGCCCTATGCGCTATCTGCTGACAAATTCCGCACAAAGGGAAGTCAGTTTTCTCATACCTACATGGAACGATATTGGCCAAAAAATGCAGGAGAACATGACGGGCCTGAGGGAATAAGATTTGCGCCGGGTGAGCTATCAGATGTCGTTGAGCACTTGACGAACAACCCAGAGACTCGACAAGCTTACCTTCCTATCTGGTTCCCTGAAGATACGGGAGTAGTCCATGGGGAGAGAGTACCCTGTACCCTGGGCTATCACTTCCTGCATCGACACGGCTATTTGCACATGACCTATTATATAAGGTCTTGCGATTTTACGCGGCACTTTCGCGATGACCTCTATCTTTCTCTGAGACTGCAGATATACATGATGGATTGTCTACGTGTTCAACCCGGATGGGAAGGCATCAAGCCGGGAATGTTCGTGTTTCACTGTGTGTCGATGCACTGCTTTGAGAATGACTATCGAACAATATGCGAGGATTACAAATAATGGCTACAAGAGAATATGACATCATTGATGGCGTTTGGTCAGTAAGTGTTGTTCCACCGACGCGAGGATCTAAGAGATATGCTTATTGGCAATACGCCATTACCCAGTTGGGATTGAACGCTGTTTTTCATAAGCGATCCCTAGTCCGTGAGCTTTTCGCTTTGGCTCAGTTAACCGGACCTTGCAAGATGTTCACTGAGGAAGAATGTCTAACGGATAAGAACATCCATGCTCGATTGGATCGAATGAAAGACAAAGGATATTTCTCTGTCATTGAAGACTACTCAATTGAAACACTACCGAGCTAAAGAACTGACGTGGAGAGCTACGGTCTTCTGCGACGGTCATGCCTGGACTTGTCAGGAGTGGGTCTGCAATGAATACCCTGACTTGCGCTGCAGGGTCCATCAGAAAGGAAAGACGCAGTTCCATCAGTTCATGCTTAGTGGTGATCATGGAACTCGACACGCATCATTGAAAGATGCCTACAGAGCTTTGCGAAATCGGAAAGCAATAAGGATTGGACATGTTAAGAAGAATAAACCGAGAAGAATTACTCGTCAACATCGTTGAGCTAGTCAGCCGACGTTCTACTTGTCAGCGATTAGCGGTTGGGGCTATCCTCGTTCGAGATGGTCGCATTCTTTCGAGTGGATACAACGGAGCGCCACGAGGATTGCCTCATTGCAATCATCATGTAAGCGAGACAGAACCCTGCACCCGTACTGTTCATGCGGAAGCTAATGCCATCGCCTTCGCTGCGAAGACGGGAGTAGAAACTGATGGCGCCGAATTGTATTGCACTCACAGTCCCTGTAACGATTGCGCGAAGCTGATGATCAACGCTGGCATAAGTCGATTCGTCTATGTCATTCCTTATCGAGACGAAGAACCTCTAGCCTTACTTCGATCTGCCGGGATTGGAGTAACTGGATGGATAGGACCTTAATTGAAAAGCCTCAATCCAAATTGTCGTGACTGTGGGCTCTGGGAATATGCCGAGCCAGTATGTGTGGCAGGAGTAGGACCTAAGAACCCAGACGTTGTGATTGTGTCGGATAGTCCGCTGCCGTTGAGACGAGGCATACCGACTGCTGGTGAACCTCGAAAGATTCTTGAAAGGGAATTGCAGAAGAACGGATTACAAGACGCCTACATCACAAACCTGGTCAAGTGTCAGACGCCAGATAAACGAGCACCGACTCAGGATGAAGTTCGAGCGTGTAAGCCGTATCTCGAAAAGGAATTGCTAGAACTTAACCCGAAGTTTGTTCTCACTATAGGACTACCACCTACTAAGGCTTTGTTCCGAGGCAAAGCGAAGATCAATCAATTTCATGGGGAGCTGATAGAAAATGATCGAGTCAATTACATCGGGATGCCCACCTACCATCCAGCGTACACAATGCGAGACCCGTCTAAGCTTCCTGGCTTCCAAAACGACATCGCTCGACTCGCACGAGCGGTCAATGGTGAAAGCCAAGACCGAAGCTTCAAATGGAATATCGTTAGGAGAGGAAACTTTGAAACCTTTATCAAGGAATTCACGGCAGCATCTGAGTTCGCTTTTGACTTGGAAACGTCAGGTCTCTTCCAACATAAAGACCCGAAGAGACTCCAGTACATCACCGCCATTGGCATCGCTCTCCCAAAGAGAACTTGGATTATACCTTGCCATATGCATCCCGACTTCGCACAGTATGGCGTTGGTCCTTGGCGAAGAGGAAAGGCCCTATCCCTGTTACTTCTCGAGTTAGTCAGGATCCAACGAGTCACGAAGAAGAAAGCGTATGGATGGAACGCTAAGTTTGATAACCTCTGGCTTAGAAATCAATTCGGCGCAGGATTCCACCTGAACTTCGATGGAATGTTGGCCGCGCATACTCTCAACGAGAATACCGCCAACGACTTGACATCTAATTGTCGGGACTTCTTGGACGTTCCAGAATACGACATCCCATTAAAGTGGAAGCAGGGAATCACTGAAGATCCAATGCCCAACTTCAAATACTGTGCGGAAGATTGTACTTACACTTTGCAACTCGTCAAGCTCTTCCAGAAACAACTCAAAGAATCCTTGCCACTCAGACGTCTGTTCTATAAGCTGGTCATGCCTGCGGCTCGAGCAATGGAAGACATCGAGATGGAAGGATTGACAGTAGACTTCGAAGCCATGGAGAACATCGGTCTTGAGCTACTGTCGGAGAAGATCCAACTCGAACAAGACCTAAACCGGATAGCGGGACACAAGGTTAACTGGAATTCTCCCGCTCAGGTCGCTCAGGTCCTGTATAACGAGCTTGGATTGAAATGCGTTGAATGGACTAAGAAGAAGAGCCCCTCGACGTCTGAGACTGCTATACTCGGCCTGATGGGCACTCATGAGGCGGTGGATAAGCTGGTGGCTTACCGGGAACGAGCGAAGTTCATCAGCACGTACATCAACGGCTTTCAACAATTCATGGTAGGAGATAAACTCTATGTCAGCTATAAACTTCATGGTACAGTTACAGGACGCTACTCGTCTAGAATTCACTCTATTCCCCGAGATGGCAAAATTAGAAATCTCATTACCGCTCCCGATGGATGGGAGTTCGTCCAAGGAGACATCTCTCAAGCTGAACTCCGCGCTGCAGCGGCTGCTAGTGGTGATGGGGAGCTTAGAAGATGCTTCACCGAAGACATTGATGTCCATTGGCGAACACTTATGCACACTCTTACGTCAGCAGGCCTCGGGGAATATGTGCGGAATCTCAGGGAGACGGCCCAATCTCTCAAGAAAGGAAGCAATAGGACGCTAGTGGAAGATGCTGAGATCGTAACTGTCGCAGGGCCTGAAGTCTGCACCGCTATCTGGGGAGGCTGGAAAGAAGGACGTAAGAAAGCGAAAGCTATCAACTTTGGTTTCCTCTATGGCATGTACGAAAAGAAATTCATGGAGACTGCTCGCGTGAAGTATCAGTGGGATGCTACGTTTGACGAAGCACATCGAGCACGTGAATCTTACTTTAGTTTGTACTCGGGGTTGAAGGGATGGCACAACAAAATGAAGAAGCTGGCGAAGCTCAACGGTTATGTTCGGAACTTGTTTGGGAGATTGCGGAGATTGCCGGGTATCGAAGCCAGGGACAAGTTCGTTCGCATGGAAGCCGAGCGGCAAGCTATCAACAGCCCAATTCAGGGGTTCATTGGCGATTACAAAGCAGCGGTGATGGTCGAAGTACACGAGACGATTGATCGCAAGAAGTTCCGCTTGGTTGGTGAGCACCATGACGCCATTCTCGGAATCGTGAAAACAGAATACAAATCCGAGGTGTTACCTAAAGTTCTGCGTATCATGCGGGAACCTAAATTGATGAAGACTTTCAAAATCAATCTGGGATTACCTATGGAGGGAGAGCTTGAAGTAGGACCTTGGGGCAAAGGCGTAAAGTTTGTTGAATGAAGTTGTTTACATTGAGAAAATGAAGAGCTAGAATCGAGAGCCCAGGAGAAAGTAATGCCATCTACGAGTTGGAGTGAAGTCAACCTGTTTCGCAAATGCATGCAGGCACATCATTACCGTTATTCCGAACGTCTCACACGCAAGAGACCTATCCTTCCTATGCTACGAGGAAAGATCTTGCATGAGATGTTGCATAACCATGTAATGTCGAAGAAGCTCAAGGACTTTCCAGAAGACGCCTGGGATGCACTTGAGAAATACGCTGAAGAGTTCAAGACATTCTTTGCGGAAGAGAAGGAAGAACACGGTGATATCATCGGGGAGATTGAGCGGATCTTCGAAGCGTACATGAAGAAGTACAAGAATGACGATCTGAAATATGAAGACAGTGAAATCTTTGTGGCTACAGATATCATGGCCGACTTCAGATTCATTGGCTATATCGACAAGGTGGCTATGGATCAACACCAGCGTCGTTGGCTGATGGATCACAAGTTCCATGCGTCTATTCCTGGTCCTGAAGATCGCTTCCACGAACTGCAGTTGATCTTGTACATCTGGGCTTGGAATCGCTGGCAGGCCAGTAGACCGGCTGACGGTATTGTTTGGGACTACGTTCGCACAACTCCTCCGACTTTGCCTGACGTTCTGAAGAATGGAGAACTGTCTCAACGTGCGAACATCCGTTGTGATCGAGCCACGTATGAGGCGCAGATTAAGAAGCACCATCTGGATCCAAAACCTTATCAGCCATTCTTGAAGAAACTCGAGAAGAACGATCTGATGTTCTTTGAGCGCGTCTTCTTGCCGGCACCATCTCAACAGCAGATCATGAAAATTGTCGAGGACTTCCGGGCGACTACCGCCATGATTGAGAACCTGAAAGGAATTCACCCACGCAGTATGAGCAAGTTCAACTGCCAGGGATGCGAATTCAAACAACTATGCGAAGCAGATGTCAGAGGACTAGACGTTAACTTCGTCAAGAAGGCTCACTATGTAGATCGGGAGAAATTCAGTGGCAAAGAAAGTAAAAAGAAAGTTGCAAAGAAGCGCGCCAAAAAGCGGAAAGTCAATAGCAAGTAAGATTTCGCCAGTGACCGAACTCATGCAACATCTAGTCATGCTAGTGTATGGCCGCTCAGGAACGGGCAAGACGGAGTTTGGCTCTACCTTTCCTACGCCTATTCTGTTCTTGGACATCAACGAGCGAGGCACTGAGACGATTGCTCACAAGAAGAACATCGACCTTCTAAAGGTGACGAGCTGGGATGACATCGAAGATGCATTCTGGTATCTCAAGGAAGGGACGAAGTACAAATCAATCGTGATTGATCAGATGACTAACCTGCAGGACTTGGGCATGGCTGAGATCAGGAAGCGAGCGAAGAAAGGCGAGAGCGAACTCTTCACTCGCAAGGAATGGGGCAATCTGTCTGGCTTGTTAAAGACGACCATCGCCAACTTCCGTGCTCTGGCTGATGATTACAATATGTGCTTCATCGCGCATGAGCGAACATTCGATGGCGGTGAAGAAGAGGATGAGGCATTAGAGCCGAGCGTTGGTGCTCGAGTAATGCCCAGTGTGGGATCTTTCATTGATGGAGCGGTCGATGCTATCGGCAGTACGTTCATTCGAGAGTCCTATACCAAGAAAGCAGGAAAGAAAGTTAGGTCTGTGGACTACTGTATGCGCATCGGTCCTCATGCCTTTTACTCAACGAAGGTGCGCAGACCAGTAGAAGCAGGACCGCTTCCCGATTTTGTTGTTGATCCAACTCATGAGAAGATCGTGAATCTCATAACAGGAAAGATAATACCATCAAAGAAGAAGGCAACCAAGAAGAAAGTAACCAGGAGAAAGTAATGGCAAGAGCAAAAGCAGCATCCACTCGCAAGAAAAGGTCTAGCAAGAAAAAGTCAGGAATGATTAGTGTCAACTTTGAAGGTGTTGAGTCAGGCGGTGGTCGTCCAGTTCCAGATGGCAACTACAACGCATCCCTTCACAAGCTCACCCAGGAAGAAGGACAGAACAGTGGTGAGCCGTATTTGCACTGCGTTTGGAAGATCGCGGATGGCAAATGCGCTGGCGCTACGATTCACGACAACATCTCTCTGCAGCCGCAGTCGCTGTGGCGCTTCCGAACTATTCTCGAGTGCTTGGGATTGGAAGTGGCAGAAGACGACATGGACATTGATCCTAACGACTTGATTGGTGAAGTCGCTGGTATTGAGGTGACCAACGAGGACTATGAAGGAAAAGATCGTCCTCGCATCACTGGCTTCATGGGCGCAGAAGAGGAAGGTGAAGAGGAAGAGGAAGACGAAGACGAGGAGCCTGAAGAGGAAGAAGAAGCTCCTAAGAAGCGTCGTTCCCGCAAGAAGAAAGAAGAGCCCGAAGAAGAAGAAGAGGACGAAGAAGAAGAAGAAGATGAAGAAGAAGAGCCGGCACCCAAAAAGAAAAAGGGTAAAGGCCGAGCTAAGAAGATTCGCACTGGCAGCAAGGTCAAATTCCAAGATGAGGAAGGCGACACTGTGAAAGGCGTCGTTGTCGAAATGGACGATGACACAGCCCAGGTCGAAGATTCTGCAGGCGACGTCTGGGAAGTTGATGTATCGGAACTCGAGGCTGCATAAGTCTTGTTGAAGACAACTCTCAGGGGTTATCAGAGTGAAGCCGTTAGAAAAGCATTACGCTATAGCGGCTTTGCTCTTTTTCCTGAACAGCGCACAGGCAAGTGCCTAGTTTCACTGGCGATAGCTGACCATGTCAAACCTGATATCATTTTCATCGTCTGTCCAAAGAAGGCTCTGCGTGTTTGGTCTTCAGAATTTTCCAAACACCTTGACTTGGACTGGGATTGTTACGTGCGCTACGTGCACTTTGAAGCTTCGGCAAAGGAAGCCGTTGATCGTCGGCGTTATTACAAACTTGCAACCAAGTGGCAGAAGCAAGGCCGCTCGATTATGGTCATTGTTGACGAGGCGCATCGTTGTAAGAAGCGTGGAACACGTAACTCACGTTTCATTCGCACGCTTGGTAAACGAGCTTCTCATCGACTCGCTCTTACCGGAACTCCCATCGCACAAGGACATAAAGATGCGTGGCCTATTTATGATTTCATTCAGCCCGGTGTCTTCGGCAAGTGGGAAGATTTCGAGAATAGATTTCTTATGATCGAAAGCAAAGAGAATCGTTCTACTGGCGCGATCTACAAAAGGATTGTGGGTGTTCAGAACGAAGAAGAATTCAATGAGATCTTCCACAAGTATTCTTATCGGATCACGTTGGGAGAAGCTCGAAAGGCAGAAGGATTGATGCCGGCCAAGATTCGGCACAGAAAGATCAAGTTTCAGTTAAAGAAACAATCTTGGATTCACTACGACGAGCTGAGTCTGGATCTAGAGACAATGATTCGAGGCCGAGTCGTCAGTACTCCGCTTGTTCTAACACTGGCGATGAAGCTTCAACAGATCGCAGGTGGCTATCTGATCCAGGACGAGCGAGTGCCCGGTCAGCGAAAGAAGAAACGCACGGTACACCGTATTGGGGAAGAGAAGCTAGCGGTCCTCTTGAGGGCGCTCAGGACGCCTGAACTGGCAAAGAAGGATCATCTCGTGATCTGCTGCCGGTTCAAACACGAGATTGCCCGTATAAGCCAGCTCCTAACCGAAGAGGGAGTGACCTCCAAGATCATCTCAGGTAAGCATGAGTATGATGGACAATTTGATGTTCGTGTGATTATACTTCAGATTCAAGGAGCCGAGGCCATCGACTTATCTTTATCAAACACCTATATTTTCTATTCTTGGAATCATAGTCTCATCAACTACGAGCAAGCGAGGTTCAGAGTTCAAGCCTTCGATACTTTGCAGGTCAACTATTGGTACTTGATCGCGGAAGACACAGTGGATGAGGACATGTATTTAGCCGTAGTAAAGAAGAAGAATTTAGCGACATTAGTCTGTGATCGTTATCGGAGGAAGAATGAAAGACATTAAAAAAGCAGCAGACGCAATAAAAGAGGAGATGGCAAAGCCTCTTCCCGAGCATACAACCACAACGAAGGAGAAGAAAGTGGCCACGAAGAAAAAAGGTAAGGCAAGCAAGAAAAAAGTCTCGAAGAAAGTAGTGAAGAAGACTTCCAAGAAAGTCAGTAAGAAATCGGAAGACGGTGGTGTAACTCTGGCGACTCTCGCAGCAGAAGCGAAGATCACTGGCCAGAAGGCACGACAAAAGCTTCGAGCCGCAGGCATTGAACGTGCCGAGGGTAGTCGCTGGAGCTGGAAGGATGGCTCTAAAGATCTGAAGGCGGTGCGAAAAGCTTTGGGTCTGTAGTGAGCGAGGCAAACCTCTGGGAGTGGCTACGTGATGTAGCCCTCCCTCTTGCTCACTACTCGAGAATCGAATCTCCAACCTCACCGGGATTCCCTGATGTGCACTGCCAGATCGCTCCTGGTTGTTCTCCAACACTCGAACTGAAATTTTCTGAGAACCCCAATTCTCAATATCCATTCAAAGACAAGAAAGGCATGCGCCGCTCACAGATCAAATGGATTCGTGAGAACATTCGCAGCGGTGGCACTGTCTGGATCATCGCAGAAGTCACTCCTCATATCTACATCATTCCCGGTAAGTTCGCAGGAGATATCAACGGCGCTACTCATAAGCAGTTGATGGAGATGGCTTATGACGTAGTAATCAAGAACGAACCCGAGATGGCTGCCGAAATTCTCGCTCGAATTCTCAGGAGAAGAAAGCCGCTCGACTAAGATTTACATCTATTATAATATGGGTATAACTCAAAAAACCTGGGAGAGAAACGTGGAAGCTTCAGTCCGATATATACCAACTGACATCAGTGTGCATGAGGGACGACAAATTGCCTCAGGCAATAAGCCAGCTCTCTGTTTCAGGGGGAAGACCTATGCTATAGGAATCGTCAATGAACAGGAGGGAGTCTTTCCCGTTCGCTTAGACTTACGGATTCACGACGAGTCACCTCTCGTTACCTTCGGAAAAACCACAGAAGAATATCCGGTCTCTCGATTCATCACTCACATCGAGCGAATCATGCAAGAGAAACCCATTAGCGATGAAGCTCTCCAACTCATAAAGGATTGGCCGAACAACCCCGAAGACTTTGGTGACCAGAAGATCGAAGATGAGGGAATGCCTTCTGAGCCCGTCGCCAAATCCAAACGAGTTGCCCAGAAGGTCAAAGCCAACTGCATTGCGATCATCGCGATTGAAGCCGGGATCTCTCCTTCAAAGATCCGCAAATATCTCAGGTCTCAGGGAATGCACGCACCCTATGAAGATGAACCGAAGATCCGAAAGCTACTAAAGAAACTTACTCCTTAGCCTCTTTCAACTTCGCCTTCAATTCCTTCAGCTGTTTGTTGATTGATAGCCAGGCATCTCGGAACTCATCGGGATCACTCGTCTTCGGCTCAGCGTTAGCAGTCTTCTTGATCTTCTCTGCAATGTGACTAGCTTCAGGAACTTCCTTAGCCAAGAGATCTGCGATGTGATCGAAGTCAGGGTCACTATCTGTGAGCATTGATCGAGCACCATTCAAAGCCTTGATCGCTCTTCTCACTCTGCCTCCTGCCGCGAACTGGGCACGGGGAGCACCTCCCATCATCCGGTTTCCGGGGTTCCGGTAGGCGCCCTGAGCGCTCCTGAGAAGCCCGTTTTGCCCTCCGGTAGCGGGTAACCTACCAGCAATCCGGGAAAGCGCGCCTTGGGGCTGCTGAGGGCCTGCAGTAGGGCCTGGGAAGCCGCCAGCTGCCCCGCGTTGCCGTAACTGGTCCATAAAGCCCCGCATACCGCCTGCCGGGCCTTGTGGCGGCATACCCGGTCTGGCGCCTCCTGACTGCTGCTGACTACGCGCCCTTTGAATCATCTGAGCGAGTCCTCCACCCTGAGGCGGTTGACCACCAGGGATTCTCTGGCGTGGATCCATCATGCCAACTGGCTGTCCACCTTGAGGAGGCATTGATGGCGGCACCATTCTACGCGGAGGAACTTGTCCACCGACTGCCATCTGAGGAGCCCATTTGTTTTTGAGCATTGTTGCCAGCCCACCCTGTGCATACTTTTTACGGTTCTTCATTGCCTTTGATAACCTCTTAGTTCCTGTGTCTGCTCTGTTGAATTCTTTAGCCACGCCCTGCTTAATGCCGACTTTCTTAGCGAACTTCGGATTGTGAGCAGCAGCCGCCATGAACCTCGCTTGCTTCTGTGTTTTACTCGGCATTATCTTTCTCTCTAAAAGTGTGTGAATGTACCATCAGGACTGGCGTGAATCATTCGCTGTAATTGCTTGGCCTCTTCCGTGCTGAGTTTCTCGAAGAGAGCGGCTTCTCCGGGCATAGCTCCCTCAGCAAAAGCTAGATCTTCTATTCCATACTCCATTCGATCTTCGAAGACTCGAGCGTCATTGACATACTGCTCGAAGATTCCTCGAACCTTAGGACTTGGATTGGGAACTTCGTTCAAAGCATTCTTCCAGGCTTCTCTCTTGAAGGATTGAGGAGTATGGAACTCAGCACTTAAACGACTCGCAAAATCAAAGTCGTCTTCCAGCTCAATCCAATCCGGGTTGCCTTCTCCTGAATAAGGTGCCGAGGTATCCTCAATCTCTTCCAGTAGATCCATCACCGCTGCTTTCTGATCTCGGTTAAAGTCAACATCATCAGCCAAATCTTCGATAGACTTCAGACGATCAACTGCTGCTCTTAATTCTTTCACGTTCTGAGGAGAGTCTGGATGAGCGCTTCCTTCTTCTAAGCTAAGATCGTGTTCCCAGTCACCTATCCATTCATCAATGTAGCCTTTAAGTCGCTTCCATTCCACAGGAGAGAAGTCGGCCTTACTAACTCGCATAGCCAAATCTCGAGGATTACCAATAGCCTTCTTAATGACCGCAACGGGAACTTCAGCCTCGAGAACTCCTTTCTTAACTGCGGTCTTACCTAATCCTGCCGCGCCTGCACCAGCAGCAATTGCTCCAGCACCTAATCCCTTGAGAAGTTCACGACGAGAAATCTTGCCACCTTTAGCCATCTTCAATAATTCAGATCGAGAGATCCTCCCACCTTTGGCCAATCCCACATCCTTAGGATCGACTCCCATCTCGATTAGCCATTTCAAATCGGCTTCATCAATCTCTTTTCCTTGTTCTTTCAGGGAGTGAAGAAAGTCAATCTGATGTTGTACCATCGAGTCTCGCAGTCCTTCGGCATCTTCTTCGGTGAGTCCCTTCTTCTTAAGCAATTGTTGTCGCTTAAAATTAACTATCTTATCATGAGCCCCACCTCGAATCTTTCCCCCTCCCGCTAATTTAGGAACCTCATCTCCTTCAACTTCCTTTACCTGGTAGCGATAGGCGCCATAGTCGTTGTCGAGTTTGTCCATCCTATGACGAGCCCGATTCTTGTCGCTATAAGGTTGGCTCACCCAAACTTTCTCTTTTGGATCCCAGATTCTCCACTTCTTGGAAATCGCTTTCTTAACTGCACCTCCTCCAGCAAACGCTCCGCTCTTTCCCATCTGTTCGAGAGAGCGTTGAACGGTATCTTCTCGGCTCTGCTGTTTCTCATGGTTGTTGAGAATCTCCTGCAACAACTTTGTCGCTTCTTTGTCGCCTTGATTATGACGTTGGATCAGAGAGGCGATGTCAGGTGGAATGTCCTCAGGTACTTCTTCTCCAACGCCACCGAGCATGGTCATCAGACCGCCACCGAACAAAGAAGCCGTAACATAATTGGCAGTGCTGGGATCAATCGTTGGAAAGAGAAACTCAGGCGCAGATCCAGCAGCAGCTTTCAGCCATCCAAACTTGCCAGCATTCTTAACCATTTCCACAGTACTCTTCGCACCTGGAAATAGAGCCCGAAGTCGACCGAGCCATGCAGTAGGAACAGGAATCTGTCCAACCATCATCCCGCCAGAGATCAAAGCATTCTCTACGAAGCCCTCAGGTTCTGGCAGACCGAACTTCGCAAGCGAGCGTTCCCAGTTCTCAGCTGCACGATCTGACGCCTCTAAAGAGAGCTCAGGAGCGCCAATGAACGGCTCATAGTCAGGATTGGTGCTAATCTCGTCCATGTCCGTCATCATCTCGATCATCTGAGGCATTGCCGGCAGAAGAGCGGTCTCGTCAATGATTCCAGGAATAGGACCTGTCTCGCCTTTCCAATCCCTCCAGGCTTCGTATTGGCGACGATATTCCTCAGGATCAATCATCTGCAGCTCTTCCATCGGATAAGAAGGTCTGCCTCGTCCATAGATCATATCTGAGCCAGGGCCAGCATATTCAAATTCATCGTTAGTAGGATTGACGCCATACCACTGAGAAGCGAGACCAGCCAGAGGATAAGCAGCTTTCTTGTAGATCTGCTCGCCAACATCTGCGCCAATCAATGGCAGTTCTTCGCCTCCAAAAGGAACGGCACCGAAAAGAGATTGACCAACAGATCTCAGATAGTCCATCGCGGTGCTATCTTCTTTCTTAACTTCACCACCTTCCGCAAATCGAGGAGGAATGTCATCTGGACCATTGAGATCCATTACTTCATCTTCAAAAATCTTGAAGTAGTACAGATCGTCATCTCCGAGATAGCGAACTTTCGCAAAGAATTCATTCTCCTTCTTGGGATTAGGGAAGATCTCGATGTCATTGATATCTTCAAACCCGCTTGGATGATAGTCCTTTAGAAGATCCATCATGTCATCTTCGAGATCCACAAAGCTCTCTTGGAAGAACATGTAATCATCTTCAGTCATAAAGTCGTGATCGAAGGCATCTTCTAATTCATCCAACGTCATGCGAGCGGGAGGCGTCTCCATCAGATGCTCTTCATAGGTCAGCGGTCTTTTGTATGAAGCCGGTCTAGTTGCCATCTCGTCCGACATTTCCGCAAGACGACGGAAAGCCGTAGCAGGATCTTGCAAATCCTCCGGGCTAAGACCCATCTCAGCTAGAATCTTTTTTAGCTCAGTTGCAGTACTACCCATCTGCACTGTTACATCGGGCTCATATGGAACTTGACGTGTTCCTTGGCTAGGAGGGATCAGTCCGTCTCCGTCAAGCTGCTCCAAGAAAATCTCGAAATCTTCAGGAGAAAGAGCCTCTCGAGCGACATCTGACAAATCTTGAAGTTCGTCCACTCCTACATTGCCTGTTTTCGTCAGATTCTGCAGGTGTTCTTGGAAGCTACGCAGACGATTGCCTTCTGGTGCTCGCTGTCCTCCACGAATCTGCGTGACACTTGCCTTAGGAGGAGGAGGAGGTTCAGGAGGAAATAGATCCTGTAACTTCGGACGAGAAACATAGGCATTGGAGAAACCTCCAGTGTTGTAGATGCTGGCCAATTCTTTAGCCAGAACCATTGAATCAAGATCTCCAAAGCCAGGGCCAATGTTATCAACGATCTGCTCTTTGCCATCCTTAGTAACGCCGATGATGTCAACGCGATCAGAATATTGCTTAGTGTAGAAGCTATCAAATCCTTCAGGAATCTCAATGTCTGGGCTCTTGACTTTCCCCTGGCGTTTAGCGAAGGCCTCTTGAGCTTGAACTAACGCTCCTCTGATGCTCTTGTCAATCGGTCCACCACCAGCCTTTCTCATTCTTGAATCTGGGTCACGTTGGTCAGCTTTGTAGCCTCCAATTGGCGCGTCTAGGTCTGGGTCAACTTCAGGAACATACTTGCTTGATTGGGGACCACGATCAAATTGGGCGCCAAGCATCTTGCTAAAATCTTCGTCACTCAGCTGGAGAATATCTTGAAGCTGCTTCAGATACTCCAACGCCTTATCCGCGTCTCCTGCTTTAGCCGCTTCCATCGCAGCTTCATGTAAGCCGGGTCCTTTCTGATATTGTTTCAAGCCTTTCCGAATCAGACCCCCTCCTGCCTTCTCAACTTTAGAACCCACCAGTTCCGCAAATTCGGCTCGATTAGTCGGAACAGTATGAGCATCCTCATCCCATATATTACGACGCATATCAAATTCATCTATCTCACCAAGCATATCCTCAATCTGATGATAGTCAGTATATCTTTGGTCTCCGATATTCTGATAGGCATCAATGCGACCAATATCATCTTCAATTGAGCCAGTGACGTCCTCGAGGAAATTTCTAAAATATCTCTCATCAAAAGGATCCATAGACTTTGAATAATCGAGGTTTTGAATTCTCTGTAATGTTTGAAGCTCATCATCCAAAACCATCGGAAATTCATCAATGTCAGGATTTCTACTGGCTAGATCATCCGTGAGATCATTAATGTACTTCTTGATATACCTATTGACAACATCCCAATCCTCTTTCGGAAACCAGCTCTTAGATATGGTCGGTCTACGATGCAAAGCCTTTTTGACTGCGGCAATAGGAACCTCGGGAAGTCCCTGCTTAACGGCTGCCTTCCCTAGACCAGCTGCTCCTGCTCCTGCCGCCAACGCGCCTGCGCCTAATCCTTTTAAGAGATCGCGTCTCGAGATTTTGCCGCCTTTCGCCTTGCGGATCCTACCGCCACGCCTCTTGACACGTTTGAGAGTTGTTGTAGGATCTACTAATTTTCCACCAACCACGCTCGGATAGTACTGCACCGTACTAAATGGCTCTCCCTCTGGCACAGTAGGATCTCGCAATATGATCTTACCACTTGAGTTTCCACCATGCTCAGTCTCGTTGTAGCGAGAGATAGAATCGAAGAGATATTCTTCGCCTTTTCCAGTAGTAACTTTGTCGCCAGGCTGAATGATCTTACCGTCAATCATCAGCTTCTGTCGCTTCAGAAGTTTTTTAAGTGCGCCTCCACCGGCCATTACTCTGCTCCTGCTCCGAGAAGTTGTCTAATCTCCTCAATCTGTTCATCGGTGATAGTGTCGTCTTCTTCTTCAGCACCTACTCGAGAAGCACCAGCCAATGCTGCTCCAACTCCAGCACCTACCATTGCCGCTCTGCCGCGTCTCCTCTGGCGAGTCTTGGCGTAGTCACGACCGTATTCAAGCTTGGGCCCATACTTCTCGAGTTCCTTGACATCTCTCGTCATCAGAATTTGAACAATCTCATCTGACTCTTTCTCAGTCAGTCCCTTAGCGCTACGGCCACCCCATCCGAGAGTCCGAAGAGCCCACATGATAGGACCTCTCGCCATCATATCTTTGGCAGCAGTAAGAGGATCATCTATGTTGAGCACATCTCCAATCTGCCTACGAGTTCTACCCGACTCAGATTTGGAGATTAGCTTCTTGCCTTTCTCATACAGATCAAGCTCACGTTCCATTGCCGCTTCAAAGATGCGGTACTCAGAAGGCTTATTGAACAACAGCTGTAGTCGGCGTCTCATATCTGGACTGCCAATGACTCTTCGAGCGGTTGAGATATCGCTAGTAGGACCATAGATAACATCGTAAAGATGTTGAGCAACGCCTGTCTTCATTGCATCAACTTCCGAGCGACTCATCGTCTGCATCATTTCACGAGCTTCTTCTGGAGGCATCCGATGAAATTGCGTGCGACCTGTGTCAAGAGCCTCGAGAACTTCTAGATCTCCTTTGTATTGCGCACGAGCCTTTTGATAAGTACCCGTGACGTTCTCGGGATCATCAAGCCAGCTTACGAGTTTCTTCCTCTGGTCTCGCATCAATTTTCCGAGAGGTGTATGACCCATCGCTTCTTCTTTGCGTATCATTTGATCCCAACCGCGCTTCAGTTGGTCGAGGAACTCCAGAGAAGGACGTTGAACAATTCCTACTGCATTCTCTCGGCCAATCGGCTTACCAGCCAACTCCATGAAGTCTAGAGCATATTCTACAGCTTCTACTCCATACTTCCCTTGAACCAGATCAGCATAGAACGGAGGCATCTGCACAGAAGGATTCTCTTTGTAAGCCTGCTTGTAAAGCGGACTTGCACGAGTATAGAGCCGCTCGGTCATCTTTCCCTCAGTCGCATAAAACTCGGGAGTCTTCAGTCCTTTCTCAACTTGACGTCCTACACGCTGTTTGGATCCCTCATGACGAGTTTCCAATTCTTCGAGAGCCAATGCGCCAATGTCTCCTGAACCCATGATGGCGCGAGCGCCGAGTTCGCGAGTAATAGGACCAGACTTGTCAATAGCACGCTCAGGAACTCCCATTCTACGACCACGCTTCACTTCAGCAATCATCTCATCAGGTTCAACTCCACCCGCTTCCATTGAGGTGCCAATCAGTTGTTCGCTACGTGGTGGACGTTCAAGTTCATTGTACATCTCGTAGAGCTTCGTGCCAGCAGCTTCAGTACCCAAACCAATACCGGCTCCAGCCAATGCTCCAGCACCAGTCACGCCTACATCAACAGGAGTTCCACTAAAGAAGCTTTCTTCTTCAACCTCTGAGAATTCCTCCGCATCGGCCTCACCAAAATCAATGATGTCCTCAGCTTCACCACCTTCTTGATAGCCTACTCGACCGCCTCCCGCGAAATTGCCCATGGGTTTTGCATCTCCTGAAGTCGGAGGCCAGCTAGTGAATTCAACTTCTTCAATAGCGTCCATAGGATCTTGAGCATCCATGTCGTAGAGGAAAGTCCATTCTTCTCCTTTAGTATCGACAGTTCGCACAGCATACATACTCCGATTTCGAGGATCACGAACGACCTCCATGTCTGTAAAGTTCTTGCCGCTGTATTCTTCAGCATCAATCAAAATCTTCTTTTGAATTCCTCCGGTCTTTGGCTTCCTGGGGTCGATCTTTAGAACGGGTTCTCCACGAGCTTCGGCCAAACCTGCTTCAAAGTTTTTGCCAGAACCAGAAGCCGCCTCAAGATACTGTCCTCCCAAAGGCTTATTGCCACCTACCGGGTTAGTCCGATAGAATTCCTCCATCTCTGAGAGCTCACTAGGATTCGATTCTCCAGCTTGAGCTTTCAACTGAGCCAGAGCTTCTTCCAGTCCTTTCTTGACGCCACCGCCTCCCGCGTATTGAACACGACCTCCTTCAGCCTTTGCCTCTTCTTCAGGATCAAATCCGCCACCAGTCTCCTGATAGTACTCCATCATCTCCTTTTGATTCCAATCTCGAGGAAAGAGTACGACATTCTTATCTGGCATGCGAATCTTACGCAGAACCGGCTCATCGGGAATGAAGTCATCAAGAGTCCAAGACGTCTTACCGTCATAACCAGCCATAGTCGCATGATCCTGGAACCACTCCATAGCTCGCTGTTTCTCAGCTGCGCCTAATTTGATGTTTTGCAGCAGTCGGAAAGCACGATCACGATTGGTCTTCTCTTTCAAGCGAGGATTGAAGGTTCTCTCCAATAACATCTCGCCTTCTCTTTGTCCGAACTGACCACCGAGAATTGCCTTCAATGATCGTTGAGCGACTGTCTCGATGGTTTCTTGAACATTTGCACTCTCCGGAAAGAAGACGTCTCGAGCCATCTTCGGCATGAGCCCCATCCAAGGACCGCTGATGTTTAGATCTGGATTCTCGAGTTCGCTAATGGCCAGGTCGAGGTTAGCCATCTGGAATTGAACGTCTTGCTGACCACCTGAAGCCCACTTTTGATATTCTGTCGCCATGACCTGATCAAGCTTCTTGATTGAAGGAAGATTCGTGACAGAAGTAGGTGCTCCAGGAGTAGGCTTACCAAGTTGCGTCAATGCACGTCCTGCAAGATCAGTCTGCTGCTTGCGACGCATCTCTTGTAATTTGAATTCGTTCATCAGCGTGTTCTGATCAACCTCAGTCATCTGCTGCTGAAGAGCCAAAGCATCCTGGTCCTGCTTTCTGCGGAAAAGATTCTCTTTTTCGACTTCAGGTCCGAGAGCTCCCGCGACATTTCCAATGGTCTCACCAAATTGACCCGTTTTGGTAGGAGCACCAAAAGCGGCAGCCGCTGCTAGCCATTTCGCACGAGGATCATACTTCTCAGCTAGAATCCTTTCACGTGCCTGTGATAGAGCAGCCCGTGATTCTTCAGCAGTCTCACGAAATTTCTCGAGAAGCTCCTCCTCAGACGTAAAGTCGTAGGATTGATATTGGTCGAGAATTTCTCGAGCATAGCGCTGAGCTTCGGGAGTTCCTTGGTTCATTACCGCAAAGATACTGGCCAGACCTCCCATTGGATCTGGCTGTTGCTCTTCGGCTTCACCGCCTTCTTGATATCTCTGTTTCATATTAAGTCTGCCCTGGATTGGGATTTGATAGACCACGATAGGTTGAGTAGAGAGAAGCGATCTGAGACAGAGGTGAAGGACCATAAGAACTTGCCGGTCCTACCTCTGTCCGATCTGTTACTGTTGAATGTGGCATTCCGCGAATAATCTCAGACATCCAGTTGATATTCTCACGTGGATAGTTCTGTTGCCGTAAGAAATCTTGGTAAGCAAGATCGAGACTTCCTTGACCCATCTGCTGTTGCGCTGCTCCCACGGCTTCGAGAGAAGCGGCATCTCCTGCTCCGAGTCCTCGTAGTTCAGAACCAATGTCTCCCATCTGAGCGCCAGCTGCCAACTGAAGTTCGCCTGTTTGACCCGCGAGATTGCCGGTCATCTGACCTGCTAGCAATTGACGCTGTTGATCCGCTCCGAAGAGTTCTCCTGCTTGACCATACGCTTGAGACAGAGCGCCGAGCTGCTGTCCTTGTAATCCTTCCGCAACATCTCGAGCGGCTCGAGTTCCAATCTCGGCCATTCGATCACCGCCAAATGAGCCTGAGCCAACGAACATGTCTTGAACGCCTGGAATGACGTTCTCATACAGATTTCGATTAGAGAGTTCTTGTTGACGATTCAATACATTTTGAATGTATGGATCCATGTACTGACCAACTTGCCCAGGGAAGCTTTGAGATCCTCCCTCGATATATGGTTGAGCAGCAGCCAAGGGATTCTGATTTCCTCCAGCTTCAGTCATCCCAGTGGCGTAGTCATAATAAGGTTGATGACTTCCGACATTTTGACGAGTCATGTCAAAGGCTGACATTTGATCAGGAGTGAATCCCGCGATGCGTGGACCGCCATACTCCTGATAAGGCTCAGCAGCAATTACGTTAGCACGACCAATCAATCCTTGAGTGTAGTCAGAAAGCCACTTCGGAATGTTCTCAACCGTCTGTCCATAAGTGTTAACCGCTGCAGGCGGTCTACCCTCGAACAGGAAATCTAGTACGCCACCAGGCATTATCTTTCTCCCAAGTTACGTGCCGCTTCCGCAATTGCAAAAGCAGTTCGTTTGTTCTTTGCTCGGCCACCTCTTGCTCTTCGTTGACGTGGTATCTTTCCGCCGGTCTTCATGTATTCCATCGGCCTCTTAGCATTGTCGCTGAATTGACCTTTAGCTAGACCAGCTCCTTTATGCGACCTTAGTTCTTCGCGCATCTCGTCCAGACGACGAGCGCCTTCATCGTTCGAGCCATCTCCAAGAAGAGCGACTGTCTCAGCGTCCATCACGTACTCGCCATCTGACAGCAACGCTTCAATAGTATCATCACGGCCTGATCCATTTCCTTTGGAATGACCACCTCCCTGCTGATAGCCTCCCATCGCATTGCCTCGAGGTCCATTGTTACGAACTTGTTCTTGAAGTTGTTGCAGCAGCCGAGTAACCACACTTTGAGGATCTTCGATGCCATTCGAGCCGCCCATTCCCAAGATTCCTAATTCTTGCTCTGACCAAGAAGGCGCGTAGTCCGCAATAGGCGTCATTGGAGCAGGAGCTCCGCGACTTCTACGACCACTTCCCCCTCTGTGTCCACCTCCTTGACTACCTGACGTGCCAGGCAGAGGTTGACCCATACCCGAAGGAACCGCAGCACCGAGACTATTGTTGCCGAAGAATTGAGCCTCAGCTTGTTGAGGTGCACCGACTTGGCCATAAGTGTAGTAAGCGTTGGGATCAATAGACGCTCTGTCTCGAGTCCAATCAAATGCTGGCAAAGGATCATTGAATCCAGGAGGTGGCCCTGGAGGTTGAGCATCATAGCCAGAACTTTGACCCATCATTCCATAAGCGGCAGTTCCTAATCCAAGAGCAAGGCCCGGATTCTCTTTGATCCAATCCATTCCTCGACCAAACATGCCTGGCTGAGAACCAGTCATTGCGGCTCCAGAAGTTCCACTCGCGATTGGACTCATATCAATAGGAGTGCCTCCACCTCCAAAGATATCAGGTTGAGAAACAGGACTCATCTCACCTGTGCTGCCGACTCCTAGATCAGGAAGGTCTCCTTGGCCAGGTTTGAAGACAGAAGTTCCAAAATCTTCCAGAGCTGCGTTGATAGGTCTCATCGTTCCTTGAGCCAAAGCGTTACCAAGAGCTCCTTGAGCAAATCCTCCTCCACCGATCTCGCCTCCTACTCCCCCTATTAGAGCATCACCAGCAACTTGAGCCGCCTGACCACTTAGACCAAGCTTTCCTCCAAGCTTACTTCCTACCGAACCAGATAGAGCTGAAACAGCACCCGAGAGAGCTCCCTCTTTCCCTCCTGTAGCCGCTCCCACGCCAGTACGAATCAAAGCATCACCAACAATAGGCGCGGCTTTCGCACCAAGTCCAAGAGCGCTACCTAATGCCGCACCTGCGGCAGGAGCAAAAATGTTCAAGGCAATTGGTGCGATCATACCGAAGAGAGGAGACTTGACAATCTTCTTAACCGCACCTTTGATCTTCTTCCAGATCTTTGACAAGAAGCCATACTCCGGCATTCCAGTATTGGGATTGATTTCCGGTTCACCCCACATACCGGTGAGAGCTTCATATTCTTCAGGAGCAAGATGCAGAATCATATCGTCATCACCTCGACCCATTTGACGAACTTGTTCTGCTGCGGCTAGGCCTCCCTCGTTGTACTCAACGGGGCCACCCATATTGTACAGACGGAGTTTCTTAGTCTTCTCCGATCTTTGGCCACCTGTCATCTCTTCAGCTAAGGCTGACATCAGCATCTCGGTTCCACCAGGAACAGAAGTAACTGATCCCATCATCTGAACCAGATTGTTGACTTCCTCATTATCGTAGTTCATATGTCCACCTTCCGCAAATCCCATCCCAAAACTCCTTTGATTAAGGCCACGTGCGCCACTACCACCGTAGACGAGTTGACCTGGATCATACGGAGCTGTTGGATCAAACTCCGCATCTGATGCTGAGGCTCCCGCTGTAATTGCGGCAGGAACGGCTGTATTCAAAGCGGTCTGTGCTGCACCGCCACCTAGACTTCCAATTGTTCCTGCGCCTGAACCCGCGCTCAAACCTCCAAGCGCATTAGCTCCAGCTCCACCCGCATAGAATGATGCAATAGCTGCCGCTATCTGATGTGACATAGCAGATTGACCAATATCTATTCCCGCATCAGCTGCTGCTTGAAAAGAGCCTTTGCTTGGACCTCCCATCTGATTAAGAATAGGATCATAGTCTTTGCCAGTTACCTTTCCCCACATCTTGGAACTCAGAGGATCAAACGCACCTAAGAATGCTCGCTCAGGATCATCCTTGAGCATGTTGAACATCCTATCCAGATTGAACGACTCGAATTGCTCCATGTCGTCTATCCCAAGTTTGGCCTTGAGTTTGTTAACTCCGACCTTCTCTTTGATCTTCTCTCCATGACCAAAGGGATCATGAACCTTCTTAATGAATGATGATATTCCCATGTTGGTTATCCAAGTAGGTCCACATTTTGATTGAATCGCATGGCCCATTCCATCCAATCGTCAAATTGATATGGATTAGGCGTATTCTGTCCTTCTAGATTCGGAGTCTTAAGAATGTTATTAGCCCAGTCTTGCCATTTCTCCGGATCATCTAATCTTTCTACTTGCACTAACTTGTCGAGATTCAAGGCTGTTCTATCAGTCCATTCAATCACGGTCATTCCTCGTGGATCTATGTTCATGACTCAACTCTTCCGTCCGCTGGTCCAATATGAGCTAGAGGTTCGCCCATCTCGTAGTTTCCACCAGTCACATTAGAATCAAACCGGAAACTCATCAAACGGAATAACTCGCGAGTCTTTACAGTCTCTTCTGTTGGTACTGAAGCAGTATCAGGAAAGGTGAATGTTGCACCATCCAGCTGAGGAGCTCGTGCATTTGCTCGACCTCGAACCCGGCACGTCATATTGCCGGCCTGAACAAAGTCTGGTTCAATTCTTTCAACGTGTAAAGACTTGTTCTGCGCCTGTTCGGTAGTCAGCATGGAAATCTCGTTAGTCTCAAAGTGGGATGGAATTGGTTGCACGTTAGCCATGTCAATTCTATCCGTTCCTGTCTCGTGTTGCCATATAGTGTAACCGGGCACGGCTGAGAGCTGATTCCCTATGAGGAAGGGCTTACTATAGACTTTGGCATAGATACCAGCAGTCCTTCCTCCATCAGGAAGCTCAGTGTCGTACCACGATTGCTCAGCGACATTGTAGATGATCGCATGAGTACATTCCGTTGCATTGCCTCTTGGATAGCACCACCAGATTTCACCGAAGCGAGGAACCTTGAATGCAAAGACTTTCTGTCGCTCCGTAAAGTTCAGATTGTCGAAGAACCAGTTGATGTTGAAGATGTTCGGAATATCTCTCACGACGCCATTGAACATCAACATGCGATCATTGCCAAGCCAATAATAGATTCCATCGTACTCAATGACGCACTGAGAGGACAAGATAGACGTGTCAGACGTTATTGTATCGAAGGCCCAAACAGGACCGCCTCCAACGAACGTGGCACGAATTAGCGAGTCTAGCGACCAGAATAGCCCAGCAGGCCCTGCACCGGCTCCGCGTAATGGTAACCCTCTTATGATTTTCTGCTGAGTGATGAAAGCATCAGTGACAGTGGTGATGTCATTGACTCCGCTAAATCCAATTCGGCCATCACTTCCAAAAGAGAACAGATAAGGACCAAGCGCGACAATACCTCCACTCACAGCCCGAGGAGCGGCTGCAACCAGTGGAGTTCCCAACGTCACATCCGCAAAGTAATAGGGTGTGGCAACTGAGCTGTCGATGTTTGACAGGTTCTGACCAGGATGAGCAATCAGATAATTGGCGACACCTACCACGTCATAGAAGACTTCAAATTGCCAGAGATTGTCGATGTTGGGAATGAAGCCGCCTGGAGTTCTATCAGCATTACTATTGAGATTGCCGTTATTGTTGACAGTATATTGTTGAATTCCCGACTGCTGTCCAAGATGCAGGTACTGCAAGCCATCAGTTGAGTAAGAAGAAATTCCTCTCGCTACTTCTGGCACCGCATTTGTGATGGACTGGTATCCTCCAATCTTTCGTGGTCGGCCACGTTGGAATCTACACCATTGACCATCGACATAATTATCTCCCTCAAGCTTCGTTCCATCACGCTTGATGCCGGGAGCGGAAAGTATTTTGATTGGTTGCATCTTAAGAGTCCGTTATCCGGTATGACATGGACCACCCAGCCCCAACACCTTTAACGCCTGAAGTAGTCCAGAAGTTTCCATAATCTGGTGGCGTCGCTGCATTAGGTGCGAAGAAACTCAGCGTACCTGCAGATGAGAGCGTGCATTGTGCCAAGACGATTGACGCAGCATTGTCTATGCAAGGGCCGCTTCCATATCGAGTTGAAGCAGGACGTAAGCCCACGGGCCAATCGGCTCCAGTCCCTAGAGTATTTGCATTGGAGTTACCAAAATTCGCTATCGGCATCGTGATGTGCACGAGATTACCAATGCGAATGTATTGAATGGTAACTGTATTGGGCCCTGTGAATCCAACATCGAAGTCAATAACAAACGAGCCTTCTTCACAGATTGGAAGAGCTAACCCTACATCATTTTGATAGACGAGGTGTCCAGCCGTGTTATAGAGCTGCAGATAAGTACCGATATTTGGCTGAGGACCACCTCCATTGATGAAGTAGAAACTCTCCTGAGTACGGATCGACTCATTGAAATTGTAGTAGCCAATGGCACCAGCAAGAGCCCCAAAGGTCACATTGCCAGCGAAGATAGAGACCTGCATATTGTTGCCACCGCCATCACGCCATTGCACTCCAGCATCGTGGAAAGTGGTTTGACTAGTAGTCAATCGACCAATTGAATCAATTGAGATGTTCGGTGGAACTACCCAGGCGCTTCCGCTTGCTCTCAATACTCCGTTGCTAGTTGTAGGAGCATCAATTGGAATCGTGATAGTCTTCGTGGCTCCAGCTCCAGCCGCAGTGACCGCACCACCGATGAAGTTCAACGTACTTGCTGCAGTGACCAATGGGACGCCTTCCTCTTGAATGAGAAGACCAGGGAAGACTATTCCGATTGGAGTTTGAACTGTGATTCCTGCGCTATCGTCATAAACTGCCAGAGTGTCAGCTACCGGATCAATGGTAAGTTCAACAAACAGATTGCTAACGTCCAATGCAAAGCTTCTGTCTGCGGATAAGTCCCCTCCTCCAGATAAGCCGCTGAGAGCAAGAGTATTGAGAAGACGAGCCGAAGCAGCTGCTCCCAGATTGAGAAGAGCATTAGGAGCTGTGACCGCACCCGTGCCGCCTTGTGCGATACTGACCGGGAAGCCAATCGTGTTTGACTCCGCTAGCAGAACATCCGTGCTATCGCAATAGGTAATGTTTCGAGCACCTTGAGCAATCTGAACGGGTGTCACCTGAGCCACTGTCTTTACGAACAAAGAAAAAGCTCCGGTGGTTTCATTGTCGACCCAATACTGTTGAATTGTATTTGGGACGATGATGTTCCTATTCCCGGTGAGAGCACCGATGAAACGATAGGAAATCCTATTCAACTGAACACCGGAGAGAGTAAAGTCACCCGAGCCGGCGACATTTATTTCCACGAAGTCGAAGAAGCCAGCAGTTGACTGACCAAGACCGACTGTAAACCAATTCACTCCATCTGTCACGACAGTTGCTGACTGGCCTGGCGCTAGAATCAAAGTAACTGCATCATCAATTGTACCGGCGGCAGGAGTAAGCGCCAAGTCACCAGAGCCACCATTACGAACCATTGCGAACCAGTCAGACCCGACTACTCCAACTAGAGGAAGATTCAAGACACCAAGACCGCCTGTCCATATCGTCAGCTGAGCGCGGTTAGAATCAGTCCACGTGACTGGAGTCGCTGCAGTCGATGTCGGCGCCATCCGCTGGTTCAACGTCAGTCCGATGGCCTTAAGACCGGCTCCTGCGAGCGCTGAGGCGACCGCTACCGACACAGATGCGCCTAGCTGGAAGATTCTCCAGGTGCCATCTTCCGTGCTGTTATCGGTCAAATAAGCCACCCACGCGCTACCAGGAACGATAGAGAGGATAGTACCGCCTAGCGCGTCTCGAATCGTAATGGGATTGCCTCCAACGTTGTTGAAGACTGATTGAACTCCATTCGACACTTGCCGAGCATCAGGAATATCTACGTTCAATCCCGGAGCAGTAGCATCGAGATCCATAATGGAAGATACAACATTTCCACCCACGGCTTGCTCGATAGGCCATTGCAGCTGTTGATCTACGGAGAAAGTCAGCGACAAATAACTCTGCCCAGCCGGGTAGATTGTCTCTCCTCCGAATATATCTGTGTATGACATGATTAAGCTTCCTGTCTCGTGGTCGTTCTGTCAATGATCTTCTGAAGATCTTCACCATCCAACTTCTGAAGGTCCTCGGTGTAATTCTGTTGCCAGACAGGAATGCGTTCATCAGCTTTCAAGAATCGAACACATTGCAAGAGGCAGCCATGAAGTAGCGCATTTGGCGCATAATCTGTTAGCCAGTTAGTTTGATTCACAGCGTCAAGCAAAGCTGGCAATTCGTAGTACAGAACTTCAAACGGGTAGGCCGCATCTGGAGTTGGTGCGATCAGCCAATTGGAATAGTTGTAGTCTGCGTAGAACTGCGGCACATCTTGAATGGCCGAGTCTGGCGCGTACATTCTGCAATACTCGTAAGAGCGAGGGAAGACAGGAGTTCTAACCTGAGCAACTCCTACTCCAAAGTTGATGCTAATCGTCTCACGCCAGCGATCAGGCTTTGCATACACGGATGTACCCGCAGCCATCACGCTGGTTACAACGTTGATGAACCCTTGAATCTTGATGGAGCGAGCAATGTCTCGTTCAGCGAGATTGATCAAACGAGGCAATTGCTCGAACACAGTTGTGTCCACTACCGTGCCACGCTCAAGATACTGGCGCAGATCTACCAGTAGAGAAGTGAATGTCATTGCAGTGGCCATGCTCTGTGCTCCTACTCAGTCGGCTCATTTGGTGGTTCTGGTTCTTCTGTGACGTCCGGTTCTGGCTCAGGATCAGGTTCCAAAGGATTCCCACCTCGATCTACCGGGACTGGCTCAGCCGCTTCTGCTGCCGCGTCCTGAATAACGTCATGAGCTGCATCACTGCGAGCCTTGAGCGTTGCCCATTCCTCAGGAGTGGGATTGCGTTTCTCGTCGGCCATTCGCTGAATGATCTCTGCAAACGCCTTCAATTCCTCATGAGCCTCATCTCCACGACCGAGTAACTCAGTAAGAATTCCCAGAATGTTAGCCGCATCTTTCATCCTCTTTCCATTGCCACCTTGAACATTGGGATTGAGCATGACCGAGGACAACCCCTGAAGAGCAGCCATAATCAGTGATATAACATTCATTCGTTTGCTCCTCTGACCGCTGCGACCAGATTATTGATTAGAGGCAAAGCCTGTTCCACCCAGCCATTCAACTCTTTAGTAGCTGCGATGAATCGTGTTTCACCAGTTCCTGAGGCCTCATACTCTTCGCGGATCTCCGTGAACTTCAGAGTCGCATCAAGTAATGAGTCCGCTATTGGTTTTGCTCGTCTATCCGCATCGCCTATCGCCACCACCGTACTTCGAGGAAGCTGACCACTGGAAACCAGCTTAGCGGCTTGCTCTTCAAAGATCACGAAAGTTCCGTAGGTAGCATAGGCCTTTTGCTCAGCAGTCTCAGCTCGAGTAATTGGATTGCTCGCAGTACACGCCTGCAAAGCAAACATAATCACCAGAAGGTAGAACGCCTGATATTGTTTTAATTGTGTCACAGTAAAGCTCCTCCGTCTCCATTCTTAGTTACTTTGTTGACCAATCTTCGCGTGGAGATTGCTTGATAGTCTTTCAGGAAGGCGACAAAAGCACCTCCACAGATAGATACCCACGCCGACTGTTTGATTACTGCAAACGTCAAGTCGGGGTTCTCCATGAACAACGTAGTGATGTTGCTCATGAAAAGGACGAGGGCCGCAATCAGCGCTCCGATGATGGTGTTGAGATTCTCTTTCATGATACTGCTCCTGTTCCGCATTTGGATCTAATGGTCAAACGATGTGTCTCAGAGCGGCCTAACTGAGATTGAATGATTCTCATGGCCTCCCCACTACTTGCAACTGCACGTTCAATCTGTCCGGTTTTCTTGTTCATCATCAAGGCTCTCTTCGTACCCGGTCCAATACAGCCAACCACGTTAGTCACAAAATTTGCGATGTGTAGAAGCACTAAGTACCGTCCTTCTCCGTTGAGTCGATCATCCTTCTCTTTGTAGACCCCAAGATCGGGGTTGGAGAGGATATAGACTTCATGACCATTCGTTGCTCTGATCCAGGGCTCAAGAATATATCTTCCGTCTGGGACGCAAGACGCGAAAGGTCTACCACCTGGAACACTATGAGCAATCCAAGGGCGTTCAATAGTGCATAGAGAATGATCGCCAATACTAAGATCACCTTCAGTCTCCGTTGTGGCATAGCTATACCTGTAGATGAAAAGATCCATGCTTATTCTTCAGAAGTGACTCCGGTTTCGCTTCCTTCGCTTCCCTCCCCACCGCTTGGCTTTGGAGCCGCGAGCGGGGCCTGAGGGTTTCCCAATACGGCCTGACCAGCGGCCAATGCATTAAGAATACCCATGATGATAGTCAGATCACCGGACAACGCCATGCTGGGTGGAATGTTGACCTTCGTATCATCACTCAACAGTTTGATGGCTGACGCGCATGCTTTCTGCACCTGCTCGGGTGTGATATTGATCTGTTGCTGTTTTGGCTCGTTCATTTTACCTTTCCTTTTTTTAGTTATGATGGTGGGTTTAACTAATTTGCAATACTGAAGCCTGTAAAGCCGCTGTTGCCTCGACTCGTCCATCAGCACCAGTATCCGCATTCTTTGCTGCTCTGACTGAATGTGTACCTGTGGTAGCTCCCATTCGGAGACATCCTACGATAGTGATATAGGTTCCATTGGGAGTAGCCGTTCCATCTGTGGGTATGAGAACAATGTTCGTTATGACCTCACCTACGGCTGAATCAAGAGCGAATGTTCCTGAGCCTCCTCCACCAACATAGGTCAGAATTCCTTTGAAGACTGCGTTTGTATCAATGACCATTTCGATATTCATGTCATCCGCTGCTGGAGACGTCACCTCAAAGGCCGCATTGATCATGTAATTCTGATTGATCTTCGGAGAGAAAGTCAAAGCTTCCACGAACCCAACACCAGTCACGAGAATGGCGGCAGTATTCATGTCAGTCAGATTGACAGTGGCTATTTCAAAGTCGTTGCCATTGTCGTTTGTGAACATGAGGCTGTTTGAGAAGGCATCCGTTCTAGTCCAAATCTGACCAGCACCTACAACATCCACATCAGCTGTCGCTTGTTCACGTTGAAAGAAGACACCCGCATCAGTCAGGTTGAAACCATCTCCATCTATATCAGAGGTCCATGGAGTCTGACTACCTCCACCGGCGTTGAGAACGAAGTCTGTACCAACGTCATTAGTAAACATTGGAACATTAGGAGCATCATCACGAACCCAAAATTGACCGACTCCTGCGACAAAAGCATTAGCTACGGTTCGCTCATTCATCTCCAGCAGTGCGGCACCGGAAATCCTCACTGCCGCCGGAGCTGTTGTATCAACTACCAACAGACTATTGGAGATGTCCACTATACCGTTGCGACTCCATGTCTGCAGGAATGAACCAGCCTGATCCGTCAACCTAAGGGCGTGATCAGGGTCTGCGCCTGTGAAGTCGAGGTCAAGGTCAAAGCCGACGTTGATGCCAGCATTAGCATTCACCTCCATCAACGAGTAGCCTGTTTGATTCGTTGAGAATCTCATGGCAGGAGCAGCAACGTTGACGGTGATGGCTACTGCAGGACGACCAGACCCAGGAGCAGCATCGTGCGTGAGTGTTATTCCTTTCTCTAGGTCGTTGTAAGTGAAGTTGCTCTCGCCACCAAAAACACCACCGTTGTTATACTGAATGTTTGAATCGGCTCCTGCCGGGACTGCTGCAACTGTGACGAAACTCAGTTGGCCGGCACCGTCTGTCCGAAGAACTTGACCCACCGTTCCATCGGCAATAGGAAAAGAATAAGCTCCAAACATGTTGATTGTCAGACCGTCGATCTGAGTATCAAGTACTGGATCACCGACTGTGAATACTTCCGTGGAATTATCCGGGGTGTTCCAGGTGAACAGAACCATATTGTAGACATTCGCTAGAGCAGATCCGAAGGTTGCAGGAGGAATCCAACGAAGTTCAGCACCTACCGTATCCGTCGCAACAACTCCTGAGAGATCTGTGATCGGAACCATTTGCTTGCCAGTCAGTTCGACTGTCGCATTCTCAACGATGGCCTGCGGAGATGAAGCACTAAACCCGGAGAGAGTCGTGAATCCTCCCGCGTTGATATTCGCTCTAGCATAAGTCGTACCTGACAAAGTGTTGGCTATCCATTGGTTTCTAACAAACGCCAGAATGCCCCAGTCACTAGAGCTATTAGCCACGATGCTATCTGTAAGCAGTGAGAACTCTGCTGCGCCGGGAGGAGACGTAGGACCTGTAGCAGATGTGATGCTGTATTGTGCGAAGCGATTCAATCGAATTGCGATGATCGAGCTGGTGAAGATTCGAGCAGTATTAGTTGATGCTGCCACAGCTCTTGCGGCTGTTTGGAATGTAGTAGCAGCGATTCCCTGTAGAACCACTGAGAACGAAACACTCTTGATGTCTTGTAGGTCTGCGAACTGATGAATGACATACGTTGAATTGACAGCTCCATCGAAAAGTCCAAACTCAATCCGAGCTGCTGCCACATTTGGCTGATCGCATTGAAAGGCACCGAAGAGCAGCCAATCACTAACTCCATCGCCAATCGTAATGGTTGGAGAGAGATTGGACCAACCCGCATCCGTCACCGTGACGAAGGGAGCTAAGAGACTTCGAAAGAAGTCCACATTCTCTGTACCAAATTGCGTCATGTTGATAGCAATCAGAGCTGCGTTGTTCACGTAGTGAGTCGCTGTGGCTCCTGCAGAATGCTCAAGTTGAATCTGAGCATCAAAAGCTGTTGAGTACGTGATCATAGTCACGCCACAGAACCACTGACCTGTAGCCGAACCTGGAACCGCTGATGGAGGTTCTATGTCATCTCGACAGTTGCCGTAAGGAACACCTGTTCCAGTCGCAATAGCTATATCGGCTCCGTGAATGTTCTGACCACCAGTGTTTCCCTGATGATGTTGTGCAACAGCCAGGATGAGGTAGACATCGCCATTATTCAAGAGTGGCAATACTGCACCAGTGACAGTAACTTCCACGTTGCTAGTCGTGCTTACTTCAGCTACCACTTGCACAGAAGGATGATCAATTGTGACTGAGGGAGTTCCCGCTACAGCAATCTCCGCTACTCGGCGTGACGTGACTGAGGCATCTATCATGTTCAGTGCGTAGCCTGCTCCTAACTGAAGAGCAAAAGCGGCAGTATCAAAGATCAGATTGCCAGCAGTGTCTTCCCAGTTCGCACCATCAACATTGAAGAGCAAATCATATTGGGCTTGTCCGGTCAGATCAACATCAGATAATCCAGCGAGAGAACCTCCCACTCCAGGAGGAACTGTATAGCCACCCGATTGATTGAGAAACGCTGTAGCCGGTCCTGCATTGCTTAGCGTTACACCATTGACGTCTCCGGTGATGTTGCCTGAGACATTGGCTAGAACTGGGTCATCTAAGTTGACGATAGGATTGGCTGGATCTGTGGCATCCACTGTGATATTGGATCCACCGACGACACTGTCTACTTGTCCTCCAGGAACAGCAGTAGAACTAATAGTGACGTCAAGACCAGGACCTCCATCCACTATGCTGATCCCTACGCCAGCCGTTAAGATCCTCTCATTCGGCAAATCTACGTTAGCCGAGAGTGTCACAAAATCTGCTTGAAGTCCAAGAGGCTGTTGTAGTTCGTTGGATGTGACTTTATAGCTCAATCCGTTCTGTGTGATCTCAAGTAATTCAGCGCCAGTCAGAGGAAGAATGGCTGGTGGCAGATCTGATATTCTTACATTAGGCATGTCATAGTCCTAGATTACGCTGTTCAAATAAGGGTCTTCCATGACTCGAATTCGACCATCTTCAGTGATTCGAGGGTTCACAGAACCCAATGCAACTCTCACGCCAAACAATCCAAAGGCTGGAGAGACCGCTCCTACTTGCAAATCGTTCAATGGAATGTCTGGACGAACAAATCTCAGAGTAATGTTCTCAGTTTTGCGTGCCGGCAGACGATAGGGATCATAATTGTCCAAATCTTCACGACAAACTCTTAGACCAGGAGTGTTTGGATCCGAGAAAAGCTCTGTTAGAGAGAATTTCCGACTGCAACGGTCACAGATTCCAATTCCGAAAGTCTTTAAGCCAGTAGTATCGAGGAAAATAGGCATGATTAGGCCGTATAGGGTCTTATGTTGACACGAAGATAGATATCAGAGCCATCATCCTCTCCATCCCACGCTCTTTTGAGTTCCCAAGCCGCGTCTTGTTCGATGATAGGGATCAAATTCTTGTCGGCCTCCTTCACTTCCTTCACCAAGTGCTTCGCCAACTGCAGAACAATGGCCAAATACCAGCGTTGAGGGAACTCCAGCTCTTGCTGCATCGTTCCAACGTCCTGGATTTGACGATGAAGAAAGCCGGTGATCTGAGCAAACGTGAATTGAATGTCAGGATTCGGCCACATCGTGATCTCTGGCTGAGTGCGCGTCTTGTTGTACCAGAATTGCGTGGGCCTTCCCGTCCTCGTCTTGTTAGGCAAGTTGCTAAAGTCCGTTCGATTGAGCTTATAGAAAGGAATTTCTTGCGGAGTGTTCTGGAAGACCAGCTCTCTTACGTTGAGAATCGTCACACCATTAGCTTGAAGACGCCAATGAGTATGATTGGTCACGCCTTCGACATCTGCCCAGAACCATTCTCCATCGACAACATCCAATGCAGGACGAGTGAAGATGTCCGTCCACGTGATTCCGTCATCGGAGAATTGGAATGTGATGTCCCACGTGCCTGAAGCATTCGGCAAGAACCCGAAGATAGAAGCAAATGTCGGTGACGTGAACTGCGTTTGAATCCAACCTCCCGCTATCGTCTGAACACAGGCGGTGTCGATGTCAGCATCAAAGGCGAAATCGGCATTGCCTTCACTTGCAGTATTGGTCTCCGAGATTCGTTGAGCAGTTCTCAGGTTGACGTTAAAGACATCAATCGTTCCCAGAGGAGTAGGAGCAACCGGAGTGCGGAAGTAAATGGGCAGAAGGATCCTTTCAATGGTCCACAGTGGAATGCCTCGATTGCCGAGCGCCGACATTTCGAGGTAGAGCAGATCAAGAGCCGTATCAATATGCTCGCTGACTATCTGTTGAGAGATAATTCCACAACGACGAAAGGCATGATCAATCACCTTCCTCGTATCGAAGACCGTGGTTCCAGTTGTTCCTGAGGTTGCCATTTAGCAGCTCCTACCACCCTTGCCAAACATGGGAGTTGAATTGTGAGTTGGCTTTCCACCTTTCTTCATTCCATGACCGCGAGGCTTTGGCGTCTTCTCATGCTTCTGAATAGCTTTACCAATCAGCTTGGTGTCTTCCTTTTCATCGGTGTTCTTAGCTGCCGCCTTGCCACCCTTCTTGTACCGAGGACGAAGCTTGGGAGTTCCACCCGCTTCTTTATCCTGCTCCGTGATACCCGTTCGAGCCGGTTGAACACCGTGATCCATCGAGTCCATACTGGAGGTCTGCATCTTTCCCATAACCTTACCGCCTTTGGCGAAGCCCATCTTAGCACCATGCGCATACATGTCGCTATGAAGATCGCCCATTTTCTTGAAGCCTTTCATTTCATTCTCCTATGGTGCATCGCCAAGGCTTTGCAGTTCATCAATAACTCGTTGCTTGTAAGCACGAAGTTCGCTAATACCAATGTTGATCGAGTCTTTCACCTGACGTTCTGTCTCTCCATCTCTGACCACGATCAAGCGATCAATGTTCGCGTCAGCCGTATCTCTCTCTTCTCGTAGATCCTGCTTCCGTACTGAGAAGTTGATAGGCTCGGAACTAACCAGGCCGTTGATTGAAGACTGCAATGCAGTGAAGAGAGCCATTGAAGTAAGCTTACCCTCATTAACAATCTCATTGCGAAAAGCTACCCACGCCGCAGTGTTGATCACGCCAATAGACTCATAGACTACCTGAAGTTCATCGAGCCATGCTTTAGCCTCTGCGTTGTTCACGTTGATGGTGGCGACTGTTCGCACAGCATCTTGCGCCACTCCCTGACTGATTGTGGGATCTGCGATGACAGCGTCAATTACTGCTTCGAAGACATCTGTATTTGTTGTCACGGTGTTCTCCTATAGCTCGTTTGTGGAGTTAATATCTGCGACTCCGGTTACTATATTTGCGGGAGTTGATATCTGCCTAATCTGTACATCTACAATAAACGAGTTGGTTGAAAAGGCCGGGACTCCATTAAAACTTGACATTGACAAAATCTGATTGCAGGGAAGCCACTGATTAAAGCCCGTCCAACCCGTCCATACTTCCGGTTGCATGCTGGCAACATTGAGAGGCACGAGTTGCGCCTCAAATTGGGCAGCGGATGCTCCCCCATCATCAATCCAGTTTGTGCCGAGGTTGATATCAGTCCAAAAGATGGTGAGATTGGTCGGCTCAGCGAGGTACTGATAAAATCCACCAGGTATTAAGCGGATACCAATGATGGATTCGTTAGTGCCAAATGACTGTACTGATTGAAACGTATTGGCAGCAAGTGCAATGTTGCCCGGAGGGATAGGAGGCGTAAGTACTGACGCCAAGTCAGTATTGATCTGCCCAGTCCATACTGCGAAGTCTGTGGATGCTGGATCAATGGCCCCAGCAGTCGGATTGATCATCACAAAGCGTATTGAGTCTGCTGTCACCACGGTTGCTTGCACCACCATGTCATCAAACGAAGAAGCATCTGTCAATGGAACCAGTCTCACAGATGTCCCAAGGGGAGCCGCACCGGCAGCTACTGGAACATCAATCAGCGCCGAACCATTAGAAGGCACACTCGGAAAGTCCAGCGTAGTTGTATAGACCCGAATGTTTCTGTAAAGCGTGTCTAGCCTAATCATGCGCCAGTCCCTCCCAGTAGTCGCCATCGAGTAGTGATCGAGTCGTATCGAATCCTTACCGTCTCATCTGGTCCTAGCAAGTAGGTGGCTCCTGTGGGGCTGATGATTCTGTTGGCCGCAAGCGATGCCACGTTCTGATGAGAGATGTCGATAGCATTGGCGCTGACGTTAGTCAACTCGTATGAGTCGCCATCTTCCACAGCTCCTGCACCAATGCCAGTAATGACCGAGGTGACTACGTTGCCAGAGACCCTAGCCCAGTGACGCGCTAAATTGCTGAAGACGTTAGATAGCAAGCCGTTCCAATCGTTGTTGTTGCCTGCGGCCAATGCTGCCGGATTGATAGGAGGATACTCCATCGCTCCTTGAACACGAACACGACCACCGCTTAGATCAAGAGCGTTGAACCCCGGTATCCATTGAATCGCAGCATCAGGCGCCGCAACTGTGTTGCCAAGCGCGAGACTAACGTTGTCGTTTAGATGAATAAGTCCGTTGCCAAAATCACTAACCGCTGTGCCCAGGTTGTTAAGGAATCGAACATTGGTTGCCGCATTGAGTGAAGACCGAACTACGTTGATGATTCGATTAGCACCACCAAACGTCATGTTAGGAAAATCTACACCGTAATAGGCAGTCATGTTCTCGGTGCCTGCGCTCGGCTGGAATAAAGCTTGGACTGGCTCGAAGCACTGCATGCCACGAATTGTGCCCATATTCACAGTCGAACCTGCGACCGTTGAAAAGGTCGGTGATACCCGTACTGCTACGTCACCCGTTGATTTGGTGAGTACTGCGCCGTTGACGGTTGCTCTGGACTGTGCCGAAAAGCTGAGGCCAGTAGTGCCAACAGTGGATGAAGTACCTGCCGTAGTTCGTGCGTGAGTGATACCGACATTCAATGTCAATGCGGCAACCAGATCCACGTTAGCGCCGTTCTGAATAACAGGTAAAGCGTTGAACAAAGTGAAAGCCGCAAACGTGGGAGCAGCTGTTCCGATGTACGTCTTCCGCTCGACCATCAGACCCCAGATGAAGAATCCGTTGTCGTAGGTAATCGTACCCGTCGAGTCGAGCACGCCACCATTGAATCCGCCTCCGGTCGTGAACGTGTCAGCGGCAGCGATGTTGAACGCGATAGGACTCAACGCGTTCGTCATCGTTATCGGTGCATTAAAATCAAAGACCTGACCAGACGATAGGGTGAAAGCAACATCAAATGCCCCAACAAAATTAAAGCTGGTATCGCCGGCACCTGTTCCTAGTCCTATCGAGAAACTTCCAAATCCAGGATCAGTGGTGCCTACTCCCCAAGTCCGAATGCCAGTCGCTGGCACGGCATTGTCCAGCCTCCATAATACTTGCGTGGCAATTCCGCTTTCTGTGTTGACAAGCTCGATGTTGTTCTGCAAGAAAACGAAGTTGGAGAGGTAGCAGGTGTCTGAAGGTCGCAGGTCAACAGAAGATGACCCTTGAACCGGATCCTCCGCGATGATGGTCATGGCGCGTTTGTTTGGACCCACGCCTGTGTTGTTCACATCGAAGTGGATGTCACCGTCAAGAAACCGATTATAGATGACCGCATCGCCACCTGTGTTGAAGTCCAGGTTACCAGTCAGAGGATTGTTAGTCGTATCAAGCCGCAGGTAGATTGCGTCTGCTGTAACCGTGTCAACCGGAGGAACTGAGTACGCTCCAGTCTCGTTCAAGAAGTTAGTTGCAACACCTACAGCATTGAGCGTGACGCCATTGACAGATACGCCAGTGATGGCAGCATCAAGGTTGACGATAGGGTTGATTGGATCGCCAGCGTTGACAGTGATGTTAACACCCCCAACGACAGTGTTGACTTGTCCGCCACCGCCACCACCTCCTGGCAACCAGTCATAATCATAGTTGTCAGGGGTGAGTTTGGTTAGAACTGTGCCGGCTGCACCGTCGTCTGGGATTTGTATTGCTACAATGCCCGAGAAGCCTAATCCTGATTGCGCAGTCATAGGCTACAGAGTGTTTGCAATATACTCGCGAACTGATGCGAGTTTAGACTTCTCCTGCAGAAGTAGTGATGCACGGGACTCGAGGTCTGATGCTCGAGCGTCAAGAACTTTGCGATCTTCGGTGAGTTTGGTTTCCCGCTCGTTGAGGTATTTCTCCTCCTTCTTGGCGGCAGCTAATTTCTCAGCAGCTTCTTTATAGGCTTCTTCTGTTTTAGTAGCCCTATCCGCTGCAGCAACGGCGACTCGACCAGCATCTGCTTCCGCATCCGCTATGATGTCCGCTGCTTGATTCTTAGCTTTCTGGATGATCTGTTCTGCTCCCGCTCGAGATTCCCGTAGAGCTTCTGTCGCTTGAGCCTTGAGATCATCCATCTCTTCTCGTATCTTCAAAATCTCACTAGCAGGGCCAGCGAGGGTGATTTGCTCACGTGCGGATTCTTCAGCAGACTTCAGTTGGTTGATCTTGTTCTGAAGCTTCTGAGGATCCGCGAGCAGTTCCAAGGCAGCAAAGGACGATTGCCCTTGATTGCCAGCTATGCCGCTTCCTGCTCCGCTCATGCTGCTGCTCCCGCTTGGATGAGATTGAGAATGGCCGACCCAGCACCTGCTGTCTGGTTCAAACGGACACCAGTTGGAGGAAATGCATAGTTACCGTCTGCATCAACGAGCAGACCGGCTAAGGTAGGATGAGGGAACCAGGTTGCTGTTGCTGGAACAAAGTCAACAGCGAAGACATCGTCAAACGTATGTTCAACGGTGTACGTCACTGCACCCGTAACATCAACACCTAATCCAATGTTAGTTGGACTTAGATATTGATCAATCGGGATGACAGGTGAAACGCTGACTCCTGAAGTTGTGACTCTTACTGGTCTCATGACGTTCTCCCTTTATCGAGAGCCGCCGAAGAGGACGTAGTCCAGATCGAATGTTGTGACACCAGCCACAGCGCCGCGAGAAGACACGATGGAGGGCTGAAGACCGACAGCCGGCAGTAATGCACCAGGCAAAACGGTACCACCTCCACCAATCACGCCATCAGGACCCGTGAATTGTGCAGAGATCTTGTTGATGCCATCCCAGTAGAACGCAACATCATAGTCAGTAGCAGCTACGAGAGTGCCGATGACCGTTGCAACTTCAACGCCTGTATTACGAGAAACAATCTCAAGATCGCCAGTTGCATCAACTGATCGCAAGAAGACGCCATCTGCCGGTGCAACCGTAGCTGCTGCAGGAATGAATCCCAGAAGGAGAATCTCATTGACGACTTCGCTGAGGTTGATGCGTGCACCAAACCATACTTCTTTACCAAGCACAAACTCGAACGAGTCAGCAGTAGAGCCGATGCTTGCTGCCTGCTTGGTTCCATCTGTTGCAGCACCAGCAGAGACCTGTCTCAGAATTCCACTTGAGCTAAGTGGGTTGGAGAGTACCGCACCAGCGCCGATAACTGTAGACGCATAGAACGAGGCATAGTCCTCAGCCTGACCGAAGTCCATCACGTTCAACGCGACATTCGCACCCGGAAGAGGAAGAGAGTTTAGTACGCTGTTGTCTTTTGCCGTACCAATCCCGTTTGGAAATTGTGTAACCGATATGTTCAAAGGCATGTCATGCTCCTAAAGATTTAGCTAAGGAAAAGAGGAGCCCGGTTCTTTGGACTCCTCCTTGTTTCTTGAAGAACTCTCGGTTAGAGCCCTGGGGTTCCGTACACAGCGCGAGGATCAGTCCATGATGGAATGTATCGCTCTGTTGATTTGTAACGCATCGAGTCCGTCTCGAAGTCGCCTTCCATTGACTTCTCAAGACCACGACGCATCATGAGTTGCATACCACGCGGAGCATCGGTTTGTACCCACCAGGCTGTGGTGCTCGTGATACGAGACAGATTTGCTTGTCCCTGATCGAGCAGACCCATTGACTTGATTGGGTTGATGTCGTTGTTTGCCGTACCAGCTCGCAACACGCTCTTCAGCAGAACTTCAGCTTGGAACACATTGCTTGGACCAGTGACGATCTTCTTGGGCGTCAAGCGGATTCGTTTGCCGTTGTTGTCCACAGCATTGCGAATCTGAATGAGCATCTGCTCGAGTGACGTCTGCGATAGAGCTGCAGCAGTCGTGAGCAAGTTGGAGAAGACGCCGCCTGCCGCACTGCCTGGGGCAATGGGGTGGTTCAGCACGTTGAGCGCTACACCATCACCACCAACGAATGCGCCGTTGAAGGCACGGTTGAGGATGTTGGCGCAAAGCGTCTCTTTCGTTTCAATCATCGACTGAGCGAGATGCTCAGAGTAGATCGTGCCGATCTTGATATGATCGCCATCTTCGACCAGAACTTTGGTCAAAGCGAAAGCAAGGCCGAAGACCTTGTAGACATAACGCTGGATGAAAAGAACACCGCCGGCATCATACGTTACTGGAGTGCCATCAGGCATCTCCGGTGCAGCATTAAAGCCGTAGAGAACTGGTTCTTCGTGGTAGGAACGTGGGATGCCTGATCTCTGTGTGAACACCCCTTTCCATTCGTCTGCCCGCTGATTGTATATGCCATCGAACGCTTCGTTCAAGATGGGTTCAACAATCGAGCGGAAGTCAGTACTCCTCATTGGAACAGCCATGAGTTACTCTCCTTTAACTGTTGAAACCGTCTAGTTCTGGAACTGCCATGGAGCCAGTTGAACTTGAACGATAGTGAAGGCATCTCCGATCACATTATCAGGAGCCGGGTTGACGCCAACGATTCTCATCACGGTGCCGGCAGGACCAGATGCAACGTTCAGAGACGCGACACTCAGACCTGTGACGACATTACCTTGTACAAAGGTTACAGCCGTGAAGTCGAACAGTTCCCCGATATTGGTTTGTGCTACCGAGGCGTTGGCTTGGATCTCGAAGATTAGAGCGGGATCGAGTGGCGTGTAATAGGCAACGATTTCCGTTGCTACGGTATTAGCTGGCCATCTGTTTCCTACTCGTCGTCTTCCATCCTGTTCAGTCCATTCTACACCATTGAAAACACCAACGATGGAGTCAGTGGCTGCAGCGGGATTGGTAAGAGTACCATTGGCTGCAACGATGACTGGTCCAAACTGGAAGATGTCGGCGTTATAGCCGCTTAAGATCGTCTGTGCGAAAGTGCGAATCACACCAGACGGATGGAAAGCGGGCTTAAGGCCAAACGGTGAAGCTACATTAGACATGTAATTTCTCCAGACTTAGGATTAAGTTTCCTTTAGCCACGTCGAGTCGATGTCAATGTTTCTTGAAACGACGGTGCATCAGGCGTTTGTCCCAATTCCGCTTGCCCCTCGAATGCTTCAAAGCTAATAGGTTTCCTCGCCATCTGTGACGCACCTTCTTCAGCCATTCGTCTGGCTTCATCCAGTTTGTTCTCTTCCATCAGAGGCTGCGTGTGATGCGCCTCTTTCATGTACGCTTCATAAAGTCGTAGAGGAAGTTTGAAAGCAACCATCTCGTTGATGCCGATACAACCGGCCCACTCGCCTGTCTTCAGTGAGGCGTGTTCCCATCCGGGTATGTCATCAGATTTGACTGGCTCATATCCAAGGCGCATACGGCCATGAATAGGGTCGCGAGGATTTTCCGTTGTTAGCCAGCAGACATGATATCCATCAATTGGTGGAATATCAGGCAGTGCTGATTGGAAAGATGTAAAGCGGAACTCATCAAGACGTTCTTCATCGGTCAGATTCCGATCTTCCTTAACCTTGCGGTCTTGGCTTTCTCGGCTGTGTCGATTTGCGTCACTCAGTTTCGCGTCGTTGTTTGAAATACGTTTTGCCATTAGCTTGCTCCTAGCAGTCAGCTGCGGTTATGCTCGGTTGTCAGAATCGTACTTGGCGTAGCTCTTCAAGTACTTCTGCCGAAGTTCGGGATCTTCCCAGACACCAGCCTCAATCATCGCGGCTTTGCGGTCTGAAGAGATATACACTTCTCCCTTCTTCAAGGGACGTTCACGGCCACCTGTACTAAAGCGAGGCCCGGCTGATTTCTTCTTGACTGGTGCAGCCTTACCATTCCCTTGTGCGTATCGTTTTGGTAGTGCTTTCTCGACTCGTTCACTGAGTTCATCCCAGTACTCAGCGGTGGTGGGATCAAATCCCTCGTTGACCATTTGCTGATCAAGGCGAGAGACTGTTCTGGAATCGTTGTCTCCACCGTTTGGATCCCACCAGGCATGATTTTCCATCCAGTTAGCCGCGTGGCTAACCAATCGAGGATCTACTTCAGGTGCTGCCGGTTGTGATACTCTTCGGACGACTTGTTGCTTCGCAACTTCCATGCGACCCAGGTCATCACGCAGTCCATCTCTTATGCGTTGTGCTTCCGTGTAGCGCTCACCATCTTGCGCGGTGATTGCTTTCGAGATTACTTGGTCGGCAAGCTTCAGATCAGTCTTGATCTTGTTGATGCGTGCATCAACTGCTGATACTTCGCTATAGCCAACCCGTTGTTCAACTTGACTGAATCGTCGCTCGAGTTCCTCGTTTCTTCCTTGGAGGAATTTCATCTCACGTTGGTCTCGCTCACGAGCAGCCTTCTGCCGTTCTTTGCGAGTCTTCCGTTCATTGCGACGCTTTTCTTTGACGTCAACTTCGTCGTCTTCGGAGGCGCCTAGACGTTCCTCTTCTTCGTCGTCATCATCATCATCGTCATCCTCGTCCTGATCTGCGTCTTCATCAGGCTTCTTGGAAGGATCCTCTTCCTCTTCGACACCATCGCCTACGGGAATCAGTTCTTCTTCTTGTTCTTGTTGTTTTGGATCTGCCATCTCTGTCT